GAAACTACGTATTATTTTTCAAATAGCGTTTATGGTACTACAAGTAGTACAGGTGTAACACTTAAAAATAATACTTTTTTATTTTATTATGCTGATGATACTTTACATAGATATGAGGGTTCTAAAATGTATGATATTGTTGCAAATAGTCCTACTAAATGGGAAACAGTATGGTAGACCGGAAACACTTCAAAAATAAACGCAGTAACGCCTTTTATAAATAGTGACGGGTATGTTACCAAAGTAGAGCGTAGGACTAATGAAAACAATGAATATATATGGCGCATCACAATAAGTAATCGGGATGGTGAAACTCAAATGTGGTCATTTGTGCGTAATTCTAGGCCGATTAGTGCATCTATTGAATTACAAGACGATGAGGATGGTACAATGTGTATCACTACGCCATTACGTTGGGTACCTGGTGAAATTTCTATAGAATATTAATAAATTTTGTGTATTTTATCAAAAAATTAACATTTTGTGCAACCAAGATTGCAAACAATCCCGTTACGGGATTAACGGCGGTGGGTTTTCCACCAGATTTATAGATGCTCGCACATCTATAAATCCCTATAACTTGCAAGTTATTTTATGAGGTTCATAGACCATTTTTAATTAATCCTTTTAATTCTTTTACTATGGAAGATAAAATAACTGAGAAGGTTTATTGTTACGATCATCCGAGCGCATACAATAACCACGACATCAAGATGGGTTATGAGCAGTAGTTAGCTACATGTAATCAGACAAACACATTGTAGAATTCAATCCAATACGTAGCAACAGGTGTTGAACGTGGATTCTCTGCATTAGGTTTCCAGAATGCTTAAGATAAGTGCGATATAATTCGTTCTAATCAAGATAATACTCAGCGTATTATAGATACGTTGAATAATCATTGGCAGGCTGATTTACAGTAGAGGTATAACGATGCCAGACTAGAGCTCAGTCAGCAACGTCAGAATGCTACATTAATAGCAGCTCTGAAAACAACTACCACAACTACTGCATAAAATGGTTAATCGAAAGGGAGAGGGACAATATCCCTTTCCCTTTTTGTTTTATTTAAATTTATAAATTATGTTGTTTAAAGATTTAAATCCCAAATTGATCTACATAAAACAACAGTAGAAAAATGCAACAAGATACTGTCAGAGTTTAACCCAGTATTTAAAGAGAAGAAAGAAACTGAAATGAGGTTTTCAAAATTAGAATCTTCTGTTGAAGATATTAAAAATATGATTTCTAATCTTTCAAATACTATAAATAATAACAACAATGGACAGGTCTAAATTAAAAATGCACATTGAAAGAATATCGTCCTTAATGGATAACCATAGTGATTCTGAAGTAAAATGTGCTATAGTGAAAACAATCATGTCTTATCTATCAAAATGTGACGACAATACGATAAATGAGTTATTAGATTGTACAGAAGGTTTATGTAAATATAATAATTTCCTAACCGAAAAAGAAGCGAGAGAAATACTATTTAAAGATTCTGACAGACCAAGATGGGTAAGACAATATTTTAATTTATTTCAAATATGAAAATTCAAAAGAGATAGGACACTGAATTTTTTGGTACCAAATCTGGTAATACTAACGCCATCGCCGTTGGTTATGCCACAGAAACTACAAATTATGGAGAGATTGCTACTGGTATTCTAAATAAGTCTACTCGTGGTAAACATTCAAATACTCCAGAAGGCGTTATAGGCGATTCTGAGGCAACTTTATTTTCTGTTGGATGTGGTACAAGCAAAGGTAGAAAGAACGCTTTAGAAGTCAAAGGAGATGGTTCTGTGATCATTTCCAATGGCGATAATAACATGAATGTGGCTGATAAGATTAAAGAAGCGTTAGCTATTGAAAATAGCATAGAACTTGTTAAATCTACAGACAATGATTTGCAATATACGTTGATGGTTAATGATACAGCAAAAGGTGAAATTAATATACCGAAAGATCAATTTCTAAAGAATGTTGTATATGACGATACAGAAAAGCAACTTGTATTTACATTTGTAACATTGGATGAAGATGAGCACATTGAGAAAGTACCAGTTGGTGATCTAAAAGATATTTATACAGCTGGTGATAATATCACTATTGAGAATAATAAAATATCTGCTGATCTAAGCACTGCGATGACAGCTATATCTAATGAAAAGACTTAGAGGGAAACGACTGATAACGAAATAAAGTCTACATTAGATACTAAAGCAGATGTTTCAGCAATACCGACTAAAACATCTCAACTTACTAATGATAGTGGTTATCTTACAGAGCATCAATCATTAACTGATTATGCTAAAGTTATTGAGGTTAATAAACTAATAGAAAATGAAAAAAGTAATAGAGAAACATCTATAAAAGAAGTTAGTGATAAAGTAAACGAATATCCTGGATTTAAAATTAATGATTCAGAATGTATTATATCTCCATATAAAGTTAAACAATGGTCTTTTAATACAATAATAAAATGGGGAAGTGATGGTTACTCTTATGCAATAAATGATAATCTGCTTTCAGATATACCATACCCAGATACTACATTTAATCTTTATATTTCTAATTCTAATAAGGACAATTGGAATAAAATAACCGCATATAAAGTTAAATCTTTAGATGATAATAATAGCGATTTCTTTACATATATTAGCGGTGCTGATTTAGATATTTCTCATAAATTATATATTGGTTATAGTAAAATTGATAATCCAAATATAGAAGATTTATATATTATTCAAGACTTAGTTAAACTAGGAGATACTAAGTATTTTTGTAAAATTGAAGATGAGTTTGCAGATATGAATGCTTTTATTTATGATGCAAACAATAAGACATGGTACGAAGTAAGTTGTATAGCTTCTAAAGTATTCACATTATTTAATTGCGAAAATACTATTAATGATATATCTGATGCTATTGTATATAATGGTAAAGGAAACTATGATTACACTCCACAAGATGATGGTAATATAGCGATAGGTAGCTTTGCTTACGCTGGTTCTTCTGGCATTGCTATTGGTAATTATTCTAATGCTAATGCAGAACAAAATATAGCTATAGGAAACGGAGCTACAACTGAAGGAGATGGTTGTATAGCATTAGGACTGGAAGCAAAAGTAAAAGATTATCAATCTAATGCTGTAGCAATTGGATATGGTGTTTGTGTAGATAAAAACACTATTATGAAAATAGGTCATAGTGGTTGTGAATGGATTACTGTTGATTATCCAAACGAAGATGTTTATATCAAAGGTATTGGGGGATTTGATGGAACTAATATAACTGTCAACGATAGTCTGAATACAAATATTAAATCTCTTAAAGATGTTATAGATTCTAAGGCAGATAAATCTGACATTCTTGCTAAACTTGATAATATCACAGCAGCTACAACAGCAGAAGAAGTAGTAACTAAGTTTAATGCTTTGCTTACTGATTTGAAAGCTAAAAGGTACATGACACCAGATGCAACAGAATAATCTATCTAAATATGAATTTTAATATAAGTAGTACCGCTATCAAAGGGATATGTAGTTTTGAAGGGTGTAAACTTACATCATATAAATGTCCAGCAGGTGTTTGGACAATAGGTTATGGTCATACAAGAGGTGTGAAAAAAGGATAGAAAATAACAAATAATCAAGCTATAAGTTATTTAGAATAGGATTTAAAACCTATTATAACTTATTTAAATAAACTTGGTGTGTGCAATACACAAGGATAGTTTGACGCTCTTGTAGACTTTATATTTAATCTTGGAGTTGGCTCATTTTAGAAATCAACATTATATAAATATATAAAACAACGCAAGTCTGATGATGATGTATGTAAACAATTTATGCGTTGGACTTACGCTGGAGGTAAACAGCTTCAAGGACTCATAAAACGTAGATAGTGGGAGTGTAACATGTGGAGAAGCTAATATGAATAACATACTTACTCAGATTGGATATATGTTCAATTCTATATGTGGGCAGAGCCAATGGGCTAAAGTATGGCTGGGAGCGAGTGCGTTGCTAACAGCATATATTGTACCTATAGTAGGATTATTAGTCGCTTGTTTTGCATTTACAATTGTAGATATGTTCTACGGTATAAAAGTGGCGAAAAAGCTTGGACAAAAAATCACTAGTAAGAAAAATTGGCATGGTACACTTTGGAAAATAAAAGATGAATTCACCATTATAACATTGGCACATTTATTAGAATATGTTGTGCTAAATGATTAGGCTCCGTTAGTATTAACAGGAGGTTGTACAACTGTAATATGTTTGACCGAACTATGGTCTATATTAGAGAATCTTAATACATTGGATCCAGATGGTCCATGGAAATCGTTGGGTAAATTCTTAAGGAAAAAAGGTGGTGAATATACAGGGATTGAAACAAATGATAATAATGATACAGGTGATAATGAAATGGCTGATAAACCATAAAAGAATCGCTGTAGAAGCCTTTTTAAGCCTCTCTGTGGCATTATCTGTTTTGTATGGAATAACTATGCATAAATAGAATTAGAAGCTCACAGGAGAGCTAGAAATAGCTTAGAATAACATTGAAGCCTATTAGGGATTGCTTAGCGATTCTTAGTAGGCTTGTAATGTTTTACAGCTAGACATGTCTAAACTTAAAGAATCGAATGATAAATTAATACAGCAAATAGACAGTGTTCGTAAAGAAAATAAAATTTCTTCAAAAGGTTTGACTACAGCAGCAACCCAAACGCAAGTACTAAACGTTAGTACTAGTAAGGGGGTAGGGGGTTAGGTTACAGTATTAAAAGATACTATATATACAGATAGTATACAATATAACAATCTAACAAAAGTTTATTATAGTATAGGTAATGATAGTATAGCTATAAGATTAGATGTAAAAAACACACAATATCTATACGTATATAAAACAAGAGAATATAAAAACAAAAAGAACTTCTTTAAAAGATTATTTACATTAGATTTTAAAAAGGTAACTAGATGTAAATACAAAATAATAAATACAAATGATCTTTTAAAAGGAGAAGATATAAGAATTATAGAAGAGAAATAATATGAAACTTTTTACATTACGTAGCGTAGTAGATGATATCCTACTAATGATACGAAATAATAACGTAAGCGAAAGTGAAGATTTTTCTAGAGCACATATTGCATCTTGGGTACTTGCATGGAAAGCTGCCATTCTTAAAAAGAAACACGATTATGCAACGCAAAATGGTCAAGAAGAAGATATTGATGATGATATTTTGCAAACAGTAGGTCCTGTAGAACTAATTGATGAAAAACCATTAGATGACACATGTTTATATAGAAAACGCTCCAAAGAAAAGATTCCAGAGCTTGTGGGATCTAGCGATTGTAGTATAATTGGAGTAAAGGATCAACAAGGTTATCCTATACAAAAAATGGACGAACAACGTAGATACTTTCATTTCTTTAGAAAATATACATTCGGTGATCTTGGATGGTGGTATGAAAACGATTATCTATATTTGCAAGGACTTACAGATCTTAATAGACTTAAATATGTGTGGGTAGATGGATTATTTACAGATGCGGATACTGATGGAGACGAGGATTCAATAAAGATTCCAGGATGGATGATACCAGATATAAAAACATACATTATCAAAACAGAATTAGGATTTATATTGAATATGCCTAGTGATGATGACAATAATAGTACAAACGCTAGTGTAAAACCAAAAGGTCCTCAGCAAGATGAAAAATAAAAAATCTTACACTATACGAGATATGTATAAAACATATCATAAAATCAACGAGGAAGTGTCATATAAGCGTTTTAAGCGCATTTTAGATGAGTTTAATAAACTTATACTAGATGCGCTTTTAATGCGCTCACAGCTTGTTAAAATGCCTTGTGGATTAGGTTATGTGTGTATATGTAAATATAAACCTAAAACATTAACAAGTAAAAGTTTATCTGTGGATTATAAAGCGTCTGCAGAATATGGTAAACCAATATATCATCTAAATGAACATAGTGATGGATATAAATATAGATTATATTGGTCTAAACAACCAAGGGTGTTCCCAGATATATATAAATATGGATTAACTCTTGTAAGAGCAAATAAAAGAAAATTGGCACAACTTATATTTAATAAACACGATTATATAAACGTAGATGATATACAAATATACAAAATGTGAATCTGTTATAGCGAAGATAATGGCAGATTCAGATATGTCAGAAAAGAATATTAGAATATCTGATATAAAAGAATGGATATTTGAAGCTATTGAGAAGATTGGGGCACCTATGCAATATATATAGAAAGAATCTGGAGTTGATGATGTACCTGTATTTGAAATACACGAACATCAAATTCCACTTCCTGACGATTTACACAATCTTAATGCTGTAGCATATTCAACTAATCCTACAGGGCCATGGGTGCCTGTTAGAACTGAGACTGGGACATTTAAAAAGATGGAATCTCATCCACACCCACATCATGAACCAGAACAACCTATGCGATATAAAATTCCAACAACACAAAGCTAGTTGTATGGTGCTAATCTTACAAAATATGTAAATGGAAAATTACCAGATGATAATAAAGATGTTACGTTTTTTATGAAACCTGGATGGATTGTTTTTAATAAAGATAAAGGTTTTGTAAAACTTTCATATAAAGCGTTAGCTACTGATGAAAGAGGTTACCCATTAATACCAGATACAACATCATATCAAGAAGCAATATATTGGTATGTAATGTGGAAATTGTCGTTTGGAAAATATTTAAGAGGGTAGTTAGGTGGTTCCGTTAGAAATTCTGCGAATGTTTATTTCTATTTACAACAACAATGGAATTTTTATAGAAATCAGGCTTACGCTGAAGCAATGATGCCTACAGAGTCAGATATGATTACAATAAAGAACGAATGGAATAAACTAATACCAGATTGGGATAGTGATGACACGTTCTTTAAGAGTATTGGAAAACGACAATTAAATTATAACGATTACTATTATGGCTACTGATAACAACAATAATATTCAAATAAACACCTTTACAAAAGGTATGAATACAGATTTCTAGTATTCAAGTATACAAGAAGGTTAGTATCTATATGCCGAAAATCTTAGAAATTATAATTTAAATGCATCAAACGGTCAATAGTCTACAAATTCAACAGGTAGTATAAAAGCTATAGAAGGATGTAAAACAGCATTTAAAACCCCTCTATATAAATATACAGATAGTGATGAGTTGTTTGTAATAGATAAAATACTTGGAACAACATCTATACGCCAATATGGTATTGTTGTGGCAGAAGATGCAGATAAAAACTGGATTGTAGTACGTTTTGTTAATAATATTGGAACTTCTGGCGAATTTAATAATATCGATGATTGTAAAATAATTTTTAGATCCTATAACCCAAAATTGGGTGGTTTAACTAAAAAGTATGATCAATTGTGTGGAGAAAAAGTAAGTATTGTATCTACTTGGGAAACTAAAGACAATATTAAAATATATATAGCAGACGGTGAACATTTTATGAAAATCATAAATATAGCCGAATCCAATGACGATTACAATCTTAAAAATAGCGGTAATGTTAAATTATTTGAACAGTTTCCTGATGTTACAACACTCCCGATTATATTTTGTGGACTTACATATGGTAAGTTAAATGCAGGAAGTGTACAATACGCATATAGATTTTATAAAAAGCACGGTAATGTATCATAGATGTCAGTTCCTACAAAACCAATCGCTTTAGGTATAGGTTTTGGCGATGGTGATAAAATCAGTAAAAATTCAAAAGGAGGATTACAAACTGATGTTATAAATTGTGGAGTTAAATTAAAAATACCATTGGAATCTGATAACCCGCAATTGGATCATATACTGATATATAGAATATTTCATTACAAGAATGGCCAAACTCCAGATATATCGTTAATATACGATAGATCTATATAGGTACAAACTGAAAATGGTTCGTCGTATATGTTATATACAGACAACGGTGTTGAAGCTATACAATAGATCAGTCTTGACGAGTTTAATAACATATCAGGTGTATATATAATACCTAAAGTAATAGAATCTAAAAACGACATATTGTTTGCTGCAAATATCAAAGACGATCAAGCAACTCTTGATGAAATAGGTAGGTTATTTGATGCTAGAGCCTTTAGAGCAAATAGAGAAGGGGATGTAATATTTAAAAATGGCAATATAACTGTAACTGAAAATATCAATAAATTAATATCTCGTAGATCATTATTAGATTACAATAAACGTGTTGAAGAAGATTTAAATGATCAATTTAATCCTTATAATGATATAAACAAACGTTTTTCTCCGAAAGATGATTTGTGCAAATATGATAACGTTGGTGGTAAGTTATATTTTGGTGGAAGAGGTAATTATATATCATGGAGATTTGTATTAGCAAAGGTAGTAGGTGATTATACCCCATCAAAAGAAGGTCAAATAGGACAGACTATATCCGGAATAAATTATACATATGATGGCAGTGATGATGTGAAGTGGTCTAAATGTACTAATACACCACAATTATATACTATATATGAATTGATGCCTGGTATAAACGTATCAGAAGATGCTGGAAACGCAAATTTTACCACATCCTTCGAACCTAATAACGATAATGGTACTTATGCAAATCCTTGTATATCTTATGGTTTGAGATCTTTGAGAAGAGATGAACTATATAGATATGCTATAATATTATATAATAAAAAAGGTGAACATACTCCTGCATTATGGATAGACGACATACGTACACCATCTGCTAACGAATCACAATTTGAAACATTTTGTGCAAATGGAGAACATTTACAAAATGGTAAATTTGTAGCTGATAAAGTCGAACTTACTGTGCATCCATTAGGTATTCAATTTAATGTAGACATAGATGCATTTAATGAAAATGTATTAAAAAATAAATATAAAGACGAATACGAAGATAAAAAAATTGTAAGTTATGAAATTATAAGATGTCATAGAGATACATCTGATATTCAAACGATTGCATAGGGTGTGTTATCAAGGCCAATAAAAAGGCAAAAGAATAGGTTTGATTATACATTATTAGACAATGTATATACCCCAACTGGATCTTTAACAACGCAATAGTTTTGGGCTGGGCATCACTGGGTAGCTAGAAATCAATATTGGTACGAGGACAGTCCTAAAGACTGGGCTGGAGATGCCGAAGCAGACAATTTTGATAATCATGATACCTTTTAGTTTATATGTCCAGAAGCTGTATATACACAGGATACAATGTTTCAACTTGCTAAGAATACACATTCTTATTTGCAACCGATATCTTATATATTTGGACATTACGGTGGGACTTAGGATCTTGATACGGAAGGTAAACTAAAGAATGGTACGTACCCACAATTAATGAGATCTTTTGATTCTTTAGCAGATTTGAACAATTCTGATACAAATTGGGGTACTATTTATGATGCTACATATAATTATGTAGGCTCTTCAGTATGTGGACATAATTTAGCGATGCCACCAAAAGTATATTCTGACACTATTAAAAAATCAACGCCTCTTGGTAATGATTATGAACCAGGATTTACTAATACATCTTCTGGATATTATTATAAAGATTTGTACGATCCGACGTTTGATGATACAGGACAAAATAGTGCGTTTGATACAAGATGTATAGTAGGGAATAGTAATGAAAAAATATATACTGGCGGAGATCGTTATAAACGTACGTATTTACAAGGTTTACAAGGAATGATGATAGATTAGTAGTTTTCTAGAAATCAAGTGTCCTATTATTATTCAATACCATGGGATGTTAATAAATATTATGGAACAGATATCGGGTCTAATGAAACTGTTAAATATAGAAAACACGGCAGCGGTAAAGGAATCGTAACATATAAGAAAATAGGTACCGATAACACTAAATATGAAGGATGGACATCCACAGAAGGCTTAAGAAATATATTAAACAAAAACCCTTTTGGATATACTAAATTATATCAAACCGGAAACAACCTGTATCAACGAATATACAAAACAAAAACGGAAATTAGTGAAAACATACAAGTAAATATTGATACATATGGGTTACCATTCAGCTATGATACATACGATATGTCATTTTGTACAGAATCGTATGAAGTTAAAAAAGCAAGAGGTTTTTCACAAATAGAATGGTCAAACTTAATAGATTCTCAAACAAAAGACAATAAAACGTCATACTCTGCAAAATATACAGATTATGCTCTTTCTGTAGGAACTGAACAATTTTGTAATGTGGTGGAAAGTGGTACATATAATGATACACTTAAAACATTAACATCAGACAAGACACAGGGATGGTTTTGTGAAGATAAAGACTGCGATAGATTGGAAGATTATGATAACCGTGGTGCTATATTCGGAACAGGTGGGTCGTGTATTGTGTTGAACTTGGAAAACAAAAACAATATATTATACAAAACAATATGTACAGATACTATTAATAGAAGCTTAACTACTTCGTACTATAATATTTTTAAAGGGTATTCAGATCAAGATTATAAACTTGACCAGTCTTTGTTAAAAAAAACCCCAGGTGCCAATTTAAAATGTATTGTAGGTATGGAACCAGATTCTCAAACAAGAGAGGGAACTACTAGTGAAAAACTATATACAGATTCATCGGCATATGATTATGTAGATTACATAAAAAGTAAAAGCGGTAAAAAAGTACCAATATATAGAAGTAGTATAGATGGTACATTTTTATGTAACTTAAGGCAATCTACTGTACCTTATGGTGGTTATACATATTCAGCAAGGTGCCTAAATCAATATGTATCATTTGGTGATATTAGACAAAGCAATGTCAAACAAATAGATGTATTTGATGGTGATTGTTATATACAACCATTTGAATATCAATCGTGTCATAAGACGTATCATAAGAACATGTTATTCACGATGACTGCTGGTTTGTTTTATTCTATACCTGTAGAAACTAATATAAACTTAGCATATACATCGGGTTTGGAACTAAGTAGGGAAGATAAGAATGAGTGTTCTAATTTGCAAGAAAAACCTGCTAGCATGATGGATATGTGGGTATAGGAAGATCCCGAATATGAATATAACACTGCTTATTCTGTACAACCAAAAGTATCTTCTGTAGAAGCTTCAGATTTATCAAAAGATTCAAACACTATAAATACTGTAGATTATAGATGTTGTTATTCCGACGCAAAAGTAAATAATGAAAATTATGATAATTGGACAGTGTTTAAAGCTGCTAATTTCTTAGATGCTGATGATCGTTACGGGGAAATAACAAATCTTAGATCATTTAATAATCTTTTATTATTTTGGCAACAACATGCCGTTGGCCAGTTTAGTGTAAATGAGCGTACGCAAATATCTGATGATTCCGGGAAACCGTTAGTACTTGGAACAGGTGGTGTATTAAGTAGATATGACTATATTGGTTAGCAATCCGGTATGGAACCAGAAGAATATTGTGATTGTATATCACAAGATAATATATACTGGTACGACAATTCTAATAATGAAATTAAAACGTTAAACGGTACTAGTATGTATTCAATGACTAAACAATTAGGTGTTTAGAACATTATGCATGAACGAAATGGTATTGTTTCACCAGTAATGTTTTATGATAACAAATATAACGAAGTAATATCTAGAGTACTATTACGAGATGGACAAGATGAATCAATAGCGTATAATGAAAATGTAAAAGCATTTACATCTGTATACACTATTCCGTATAAAGAAAGAGTATCATTTTCAAATGGGGTATATTTATTAAATGTATCAAATGGAAATTTACATATAAACCAGTGGGATGTTAAAGACAACGACCCTATTAAAACTGTATTACGATATGTTGTTAATGCACAACCATTAATTACAAAAGTATTTGATAATCAAGAAATAGTTACAGAAAATCCTGTTGACGAATATCAGTATGAGATGTATGATTACAAATGGAAAACTGATTTGTATTCATCGGATAACGGTATTGAAACTACAGCGAGAGAGGGTAACTTCAGGTATGCAGTTCCGAGAGTGGGAAATGAAAAATACGGAAACAGAATGAGAGGTAAATATATGATATGCGAAATGGCAAGCAAACCAGTAACACCATACGATCTTAAGAATGTTTCTATATCATATATAATGACTAAATTTAGAAAATCATGTAGTTAAAGAATTATAAATATATAAATAATCAGAAACCTAAATTCGACTAGGCAATTGGCGCTGAGGGTCAGCCTAATACAAATTAGTAGTTCACAGGTATGCCAATAAAAAGCTCGTATGACATATTTGCACAAAATTCAACCCTAGATTCAAAATTTAGAACACCTGTTACACAAAACATTCGTCCGACTATTCCGGGTACAACTCCAGTAACGTCGAAAGGTGTTACAGATTTAAATCCAGCAGCTGGTGGAAGTATGTCTGGTGCAAAAGGTGCGTCGACTGCAACAACAGGTGCTGCAGGAGGTACAGGTGCAGCAGGAGCGTCAGGAGCATCTAGCGGAGGCTTTGCAAACACTGGAGCAGCGTATGGCTAGGCTATAACGTCTAGTCTTCAAGCTGGATTTGCTATAAACGATGCTTGGAACCAGCCTGCTAAATCAGAAGGTGGTTTGTTAGGGGATGCTGGTACATCACAAGGTTAGGTTGGAGGTGTATAGTATCAAAGATAGAATAACATAGACGCTGCTGGAGAAATAGCAGAAGAAAAGGCTAGAGCAAATAAACAACTTTAGAATGTTACAATGGCTACATCAGGTGCTGGGGTGGCTACAGGATTAGCAATTGGAGCTACAATTGGTGGTGCTGCTGGGCCCATTGGTGCTGGTATTGGAGCTGTTGTTGGTACTGTCGCAGGATTATTTGTAGGAGGTGCTGCAAAGAAAAGGGCATTACATAAAATAAATAAGCGTATAGCCAACGCATAGGTAAAAGTAGGTACTATTAATTCATATGGGCGTTCGGTAGCTTAGACAACACAATTACAACAAGAATACGCATAGGACAGTGGGGACACACAAGGATAGGTATTATACGCAAATAAAGGTAAAGATATGAAACCAAAATTTAATAGTGGTAAAAATAACAAAGTGTATTCCGCAGATGGATATAAAGCTGGAGAACATAATAGTTGGGTAGGAAAAGGAGAATCAATATATAATCCAGCACAAGGTCTTGCTACATATATAGACAGAGGTACTGTTGGTGTAAATAACCAAAAGTCATCAGTTCGAGAAAACGATGATAATGTAATTTTTGGTAATGATATTGATATGCAAACTGGAACTACATTCGCTAAATAGGCGGCCCCATATTCGCAGAAACTTCACTTTATAAATGAACAAGAAAAAAAGGTTGGTAAATATGGATAGTTGAGTTCACTCACACAAAAAACAAAAGAGTTATATGACAAATAGATGCAACCTTAGAAGCAATAGTTGACAGAACAAATGAATGCTATTGCAGAGAGATAGAGAAAACAACACGAATTTGAAAATAATATGAAACAACGAACACGCTTTGCAAACGGAAAAAGTAATTTTTGGGGTAATACAAAAAACTTTTTAGGCGGAGCATATGATTTTGCATCGGATAACGCAGATGGCATAATGGGTTATTTCCAAAATAGAGCGAGACAAAGAGAAGCTGAGAGAGAAGAAATAAACCCAAGCAATACATATTTTAGAAATGTTGCTGCTGGAGAAGCTCTTGCTGGTATGGCTGGTCTTAGATATGACCCACGACCGCAATTGAGTGATCTCAGATCTCGTCTTGGGTTTAATAAATACAATATAGATCAGACAGGAGGTCTAACAGCAGGGTAGAAGCTGATAGCTAGAAATAGTTTATATAACGATTATGTTAATAACGCAGCCAAAATATATGCTACAGCAGAAGAGTAGAACAACGCTTACAAGAATCAGTATTACAACGCACTATTGAAGCAAGGTACTGAAGATCGCAATGCTATTACAGAAGCTGCCAGATATGACGATAGTATATATAGAAAAGCTCAAGCTGCCAAACGTCAGTATCTTGATCAGATTATTAAAGATCAACAAGAAGTGTTTAATAGAATACAAAAGAGACGTGTTGATAATCAGCGTTGGAAAGATACTATGAGTATATACCAAGCTGATCAAGATAATAAAAAAGCTGATATCGATTGGAGACGTAATCATGCAAATACTTTGGTAAATTCTACTGGAAGCACACCGACATGGAATCCATTTGGTATAAATTATTCGTGGTATAAACCATCTACTTCTGCGTTTGATTCTCTTCAGTGGAATCCTTATATTAATAAATTTGCCGGATGGCGTAGTATGATTGGAGGATAATTATGTTTTATGGATATGAACAACCCGTGGATATGCCTGTACCAGAATTGTACGACACGGGAATAATGCAAATGTATTTACAGGCGGTTAAAGATCAATACGATAAAGGTGAAAAACGCATGGAAGACTTTATTTCTAAATATGGTGACTTTGCATCACCATTTTAGAAAGATGTCGAAGCATATCATAACTTAGGAATGGGTCGTATTAATGATATATATGATTAGTTAGTAGCACAAGGTATTGATCCATTAAGAAGTAGAGAAGGTTAGGCTGTAATGGCTAGAGCAATACGAGAAGCTCCTAAAGATAAATTAAACCAACTTAGACAATCTGCAAAAGTCGGTGAAGAGTATCTAAAAGCTAAAGGAGAATTGCAATCAAAAGGATTGTTTAGCTAGCAAATGGAGGATTACTTTTTAAAACACCCTTTTGAAGATTGGAATACTACAGAATATGGAATGTTTGACAGAGTATCTCCTATACAATATAAAGATATCCATTCTATTACAGATGATTGGTTTAAACACATAGATAAAAAATATAATGCCGATCTTACGAAAAAGAAGAATGATGGGTATGATTATTATACTGTTGACGAAAATGATATAAAAGGTATTATTAAAAGTAATATTAATGATTTTTTAAGTAGCGATTACGGTAAGTTTTATTATGATCAAGCTGTTAAAAAAGCTAGAATTTTAAATCCAAATGCAGACGAAAATAAAATAAGATCTGAAGCTATGAATATTCTTGACGAAGACATTGTAAATAGAAACAGTGATTATTTAAAACTTGATAAGAAGGCTAACGAATACGCCTTACTTGATTATAAAGACAAATTAGATAGAGCTAATCAAGCTAGAGAATGGGCGCACCAAGAACGTATGGAAGCTATAAAAAATAGCAAAAACCCTGGCGGAAATCAAAATTATCATTAGAGTTTGTTACAACTCGGATTATACAATTTGTCAGGAAAAACTGATTATGACACTTCTAAGGATAGATATACTACTGCTGCACAAGCCAAGACAAATTTATTCAATACTGTAAAAAATATAAAAAATTATGCGAAAACAAATAAAATGTCTATTTAGTGGGTTGCAGATAGAACTGTAGATGCTACATTGTTAAAAGGGTCTTCAGAAAAAATCGATCTTATCGGTAATAGATTCAGGCATAAAAAAAATGTAAATTACGGAAATGCTAAGATAAACAATAGAAAATATGACGGTCTAACATTAAATCATAGTGAAATGGAGCGTCTAATCAGTCGAAACAATTGGGCAGCTATGACTACAGGAAGTAAATTAAGATACTCTAGTGTACTGCATAATAATATAGCCAGGCTTTCAAAACAAATTAAAACTGTAACGCCAGACGGAAAGACGGAAAAGAATGTTGCTCGATATAAATTTTATTTCATACCATACAACTATAATAATGTCGCAACTACTGTAGATAAGAAAGGTGCTGCTATTTAGGCGAATCGCGGAAAACTTTATGCAGTTGATGTAACTGATAATACACATTATAAAGATTTAGGAGAAGTTTTCATGCCGTTTAATAGAACTCATCCAACATCAAAGGATGGTAAATCGACAACAAATGAAATTATAACTGATGAAGGTATGAGATCTTCAGTAGATGGTGCTGAAACAAGAGTAAGAAACGTACTTGGTATAAAAGGTACAGACAAAGGAAGCAATACCGGTGATTATGATTATTAATTATGGGAAATATTAAACAATTAAAAGCTTTTAATAGTGCTATTAGACAGCAAGAAAGCTATCAACAATATCTCAGATACGAAAATGCTAAAAAATAGGCGGCTAAAGAAGAAGAGGAACGTAAAAGAAGAAAAGCGGCTGAAGAAGCTAAAGGTGCTGTAGTAAAAGCTAGTAGATAGGAAATAAAAAATGAAAAGCCTGAAAATAGCGTTCCTGATACACTAGCTAGATAGGAATAGGATACTGTTTAGCAAATAGGTAACAATTGGTCAACTTAGAATAACAAAAAACAAAGCAAACCATAGAAAAAACAAGAACGGTTGTCTCCATGGGGTGTTGGAAATAAAGAAGGTTTAAACTATCTTACAGGTGAAGACCCATCTCGTCCGTTTACAAAAGATGGTAAAATAAAACCTTACAATTTTGCAAATAATGATTGGACAAGAACACATTAGAAGCAAAAAGATGATTTTCTAAAAGTGATGGATAAGGCGTGGGATGCAAGCGTCGAATCATATAAGCATTTTATATCAACTCCAGCAAGAGTCCGCGATCTACAGACTACAAGAGATGAGGTTGCTGATGAAATGGATAAAGCTGTTGAGAATGAATAGTATGACGATGTTAAAATATATAAAGAGCATCTAGATCGGTTAGATAAAGAAATCGAAACTGAAGTAAATTGGTATAATAAAACCGATCCTAATAATCTAAATTTTAGAAATGCTGAAGGTTTGGAAGCTCCGGATGGATACTATAAAAGTAGTATAGCGAAAGGGTTGGAATATGCTTTTAAGGGTATAGCACCCGCTCTTTCTACAGTATTTGGCGTAACTTCGGATTATGAAGAACAAAAAGCAGAAAAACAAAAAAAACCAACATTTTTAAACGATGTGTATCATACATGGATGATTTCTAAAAATCAAACATAGATAGATAGTAGCAGAGGTAAGATACAGACAGCGGAGCAGATATCTAGAATGTTTAATAGAAACGCTCTAGATCATTACAAAAAATTAGTAGATCGATAGGGAGAACTTAAATAGCAAGAGAAGAAGATACGTTACGATTATTTGCACGGTAACGGTTTTCCAAGCAATAAATTATAGGAAATATTAGATCCTATTTAGGATGAGAGTTTAAAGTTGTATGATTAGATAAAGGCTTATGATGATATGTTCACAACCATGGCTGGATATGAAAATCAAACATTTCTCGGAGATTGGGTTTCATCATCATAGTCAGGTCTAAATAAATTAAATCTCGATTTTGGAACAGGTCTTGGTACTAGTTTAAACGGGTTTACAGATAATATAAACGGATACCGCAAAGCCGTTAAAAACGGCAATTAGGCTGCGGCAGACGTATATAGAAAACGTTTGTATGGTATAATAGACAGTTTTGATAAGCGTAAAAATCAAATGGTGAAACTGTGGAAACATGACATTGATATCGATACTGCAGACTTGGAAAAATACACAAAAGATGGTTATCAAATATCTGATTATTATAAATATAACGAAGAAGCTGCAAATAATTTAGCTTGGTATAATCCTAAAAAATTATGGATGGCTCCAAGTTTATTAGGAGCATCCTTGAGTAGTCCAGAAAAAGCTGCAATTGCTGGAGCCACTAGTTTAGCAGCCGCATTTTCCGGAGGAACTATAGTTCCAATAATTGCTGGAATTACAAATTTTGCCATGGGTATGTCTATGGGTGCGGATGAAAACTTTGCTAATGTTGCACAAGCTACATAGCTGATGGCAACAAACGATCTTAAAGAACGAGGTTTAGATGACGCATTACTAAAAAACGCAAGAGACCTATTCGGAAATGATATTACACTAGAAGACGCTGTAAATAAATTTTACGAAGGTAAATTTATACCAAATAATTTTAAAATACGTTAGACTCTTATTGATGCTACTGCTGGAGCTACGAGACAATATTATGAAGGAATGGGTGTAAATACATTTGATAGTCTTACAGATGCCATCATTTCATGTACACCTATGGGTATGTTCTCTAGAGAAAGTAGAGTTGGTATGAATATGTTAGATAAGGCTGCAGCATATGCTGATAAAAAAGCACTTAGAAGACAAATAAAGAAAGCTTTAAAAAATTCTAAATCTAAATTTTTAACTTCTGAAGAACGGCAAGGAATTAGAGAGTGGGCAGATAATAGTACATCTTTACGTGATCTTGTAAGAAAGCCAGGAGAGTTTGCAGATGATGTAAGATCGTTAACAAAAGATATTGCCGATGACATGGGACTCGTTACTTTACGTCAAGCTATCGGTAACAAAATTGCAAAAGTTGAAAATAAATATATAGGAGCTATAGCAAAAAGGTCATTAAAACATGCCGATCGCGTTGTTGATATGGCTAGTGAAATGCCAGCTAGAATACTTAAATATCGACACAATTGGGATATTACAAAACGAGCCATAGGAGATATTGGAAAACGTGCAATTGCTGGAATGTATTCAGAAGGTATGGAAGAAGGTCTATAGCAAGTACAGCAATATGAACGTATGCATAACAGAGACGACGCGTATTTTAATGTTGCTGAACAATTACCGTTAACTGTATTAGATGGTGCAAAATTATGGGCCAACTTCTTAATTAAAGATCCAGAAAATGCTACAGCAGAAGAAAAAGACATATGGGAAAACATGCACGGTGGTATTCTTGGATTTTTATTGCAAGGTTTAGGTGGTGCTGCAGTTCAGACTGGTACTGGTACATATAGACAATATAAATTAAGCAATCTTATTGCTAATAATTTATTATGTGATAAATTGTCAAATGACGATTATTTAAGAAAGGCTCAAATATTCTCACATGAGATATCTCGTGGAAATTTTGCAGGTATTATGCAAACTATAAATGAATATCAAAATCATGCTAATGAATTAAACAGTGATAATTCTACATATCGTGTAGATTTAGGTGATTATACAAAAGATCTACGTGATATGGTTACAAGAGTTGCAGCTCTTAGAAATGACGAAAAAGTGAAATCTATCGCAAAATCTGCAGGGTTTTTGATTGACGAAAAAAATGATACGAAGATGTAGGAGATAAAGTCTGCACTTCGTAGTATGAAGCATGCTGAAGAGTACAAATAGAAAGCGAAAGATTATGATTCGTATATTGCAATACTTGCTGGAAGATTGAATGACACAAGAGAGTCAAAAGATTTTTATGAGTCTAAACTAAAAGATATGATATCTGCATCTTCTAATATAGACATGTCTTTTGATGATTATTTACAATAGAATGCGTCTGACAAAGATATTTCTGCACTGAAACCGTTTTTAGATGATAAAAACGATTTTATATTAAAAGAAGACGACCAAAATTACGAACATTTTAAATAGTTGTACGATACTACATTACGTAATTATCAAACTAGAAATGAAAACAGTAGAACTTTAAATGAACTAGTTGCTCAATTATTAACTACGTAGTTCTTTAAAGATATGGAAACTATAAAATCTAGACGCGGTGGTTCTACAATATCTTCTCGAGCTAAATTTAATTTTGATTAGACGGCAAATAGAATTAAAGATATATTTGGTAAAGATATAAAATTAGATACTGTTGATGATATAAAGAAATTTGCAGCAGATCACGGCTATACAATCGATGATGATTATGTAGATCTTATTAGATAGTCAGAAGAAGCTTAGATGCAATATGCATTCAATTCAGAAGTTGCAAACAAATTAATGACAGATGCAAAATTTGCAAAAAGATCAGTTGAATTATATAAAAAAGCTGTAAAATCTGATGAAGAATTGCGTTAGAATGTAGAAGATGATTTCTATAATAATGAGTTAGATAGGTAGAAACGACAAACTGCTCAAATAACAGATGATGATAATTCTTTTGTAAAGGACGGGAAAACCTATACTGTAAGAGGCAGCGAAAAAGAAGGTTATCAGTTATATGAATATGATAAAGAAAATGATCGTTTAATACCGACTACAAAACGATTTGATAAAAACGAATGGTATGACGAACGACAGAAGTATGATCAACGTACAAAAGATATATCAAGTCTTAGGTCGAAATATCAAGATTATAATAAACTTATAAACAAAAATGAAGCAGACCTGACAGATGCTGAAAAAGCTAGGTTGAAAATATATAAAGAGAAGTATTCTAATAAATTTGCAAGTGCTCAACAAGAACTCGATGCGTATGATAATGATTTGGATTCAATGTCTAAAACACCAGGTTTACAAACTGACACTACAGAATCAGAAGATAATATTTAGCAATACGCATTAAATCGTGACTTTTCACAAGATCAATATAATTAGGCAATGTAGGAATTGGCACCTATTTCAAGTGACAATATTCATACAATTGAGCAGAATATAAGAAAAGCTATTGAAAACGGAGATAAACCAAAACGTATAACAAAAAAAGGTCAAAAAGTTAAATATACGTTAGGTGATCAAGAATTAACAAAAGCACAATATCAGTATGCAAAATATCTTATAAATAAAAAGAAAAAAGAATCCAAACGTGTTCAGAAAGATGAGAATTTAAAATCGTTATCTGATATAGTAAGTGAGAAGCAAAGGGAACACTAGTTTGATGGAAAACTTGATTTAGGGATTGGTGAAGAATCACAGGAACAGCAACAAGAAGAAAGTGGTGGTATTGCAGGACTTCTTGAAAATAAAAAACAATTACCTGCTGTAATTGAAAAACCAAAAATGGTCCCGTTTGATCAAATATTAGATGAAGATCAATAGGAATATCCTGCTGGTATAAATCCTGTATATACAGATGTTGAAAATTTACGTAAGAAATTACCAACACCAGAACAGCCATCACAACCCGTACCAACTGTTGAAACTAGAAAATACAAAGGGAGAGATATTACCGAAGACCAATACAACGCAATACACGAGCTTCTAAAATTTTCTGCAGCAAACCCACACAATCATAGAGAATGGAGAACTGGAGAAAACTATTTTATAGATGTAGATGGTAAATTAACAATGCATCGTAGACTACATTCTATATTAAAAGAAAATATAGAGCCAGAAGAAGATGAAGTTTCTTTGACAAAATATTTTGCTACAAAAATACAAGAAAAGCGTGATGCTTGGTTAAACGCAATCGACCAGAATAAATCAAAAGAAGAAATAGAAACTGCTAAGAGAAAATATATTGATTTTATAACAGCGTTACGTGATGAAAAGTATAATATTGCAAAATCTTTGTATGGTGAAGGAAAATATGCAGACGATTGTTATGTAAACCTTGAAGGTTATTTAAAATCTGATGAATTTTTAAAGAGTGATGATACTGTTACAGCTCTTGCTAAAATGCTAAAGCATGATCAAACAAAGCTGTTTTAGACTTGGGGTAGTACATAGACTGGTAACTATTTTGATGAAATTGCTAGAAATATATTTGCAGGAGTAAATCTTCAATATGACCCTAAATATCAAATGACAGAAGAGGTGTTTAATAAAATCGTAGAAGATTTAAAAAAACAAAAAGCTTTTCTTGATAAAATGGGGTATGTTACTATAACAGATCCTTTATTTTGGCATTGCGAATTATTTGATAAAAACAAGCAGTCTCAAGGATTTGTTGCTGGTGAAACCGACATGGTCGCTGTAGATAAAGACGGGCATATTGTCATTATTGATTTTAAATCTAGTAAGCATTCGTGGGTTGCTGATAAGAATGGATATATAGAAGCACTTGATTTGCGCTATAAAGGCGGCAAATGGCAAGCAAGACAGAAAGCTACAACGCGTGACAGATATACTGACCAACTTAATTCGTATGCAAAAATGATCGAATCTTGTACTGGGTTACAGGCTTCAAAATTATACGTATTAGGAGCACAATTTGATTCTAAACTTAAAAGTGTGGCTGACAATAAAAATACAGTTCTGCTAAGTGTAGAATCGGCACAACCTTCTGTATTTGTTGAAATTGTTAGAATTGACCCTTCTTATGATTATAAATCGTATACAGAAGATCGAAAAGCTATAAAAGCTAATCTTACATTATTATAGCAAATAAACTACAATACTGAATTATTGTTTCAATAGTTAAAATCAAAATTTGATCAGTTAATTTTTGATTATCCGGATGTAGAAGATCAAGCTTTAAAAGACAAATTAAAACATTTTTCAAATATCATTTCCGGGTTTAAAGATACTATGAGTAGATCAACTACATTGGATCTGGCACAAAAACTAAACGAATACACAGCTAGTAAAATACAGCAACTTAATCAATTAGAACACGATCTATCAATATACACAACACAGCATTCCGAAGGACCTACGAAAGAAAAATTTAATCCGAATGAAAGATTTAGAGATAGAGAAGAAGCCAAAAAACATAATAGTATAGCAGTAAATAAATCTGTAACAAACCCTATAGTATTAAAAGAAATAGAATTGTTTAAAAAATGGACGTGTGATCCTGACTTTTTAAATACTGTAAGATTTGAGATAGATTTTAAGAAGAGTGGATTTATTAAAAATGTAGCTACGTGTGGAAATAGATTGTATTTTTCACAGATATCATACAAAGGTCAAAAAATAAGCGAAGGTACACTTGGGGCATTATATATGTTGTTTAATGTTGATTAGAAGCTTCGTAATAAGTTGATAGATTTATATATGGCCAATCATGAAGATATTGATAGTGGAAAAGCAAAAGTTATATTGTCAGATCTGACTAGAACAAATGGTATATTTTAGTTTGATGGTCAAGAAAGAGGTGTAAAACAAGCTATCAATTTAACTGACAAACAATTAAATAATCTCACAACGTAGAATAATGACGCGTAGCTTTTAATCACAGATAAATACAATAATTATGTATTTATGGACCCTGATGTAAGTAAACAACCATTCGGCGATGGTACTTCTATTAAAGATATAAAAGTAGCACCATCATAGTTAAAAGGTCGTGTTACACCTGGTATGATTTATATATGGGTGAATCAACACTTTGTAGAAGATGAACAATCTGGTGCAAATCCACATTTCATATTAGTACCTCTTACTCCCCAACGTTTATCAAGTAGTTCTGTAGATTTGGTATTAAATATTTTATAGCAACCTAAATCGACATTGGCACAAGCCACTGACGAAAATGGTAAAACAATACAAGGTCCTGTAACAAACAGTAAACTATTACACTATCTGATACGATTTGGATCTTCTTCTGTTGAAATGGGTAATACGTTCCAATTCAATTATGAATAGGACGCTTCTGGAAAATACAATTATAACCGAGTGTTTATAAGTACAGATGGAGGTTAGACACGTACAACATTTGATTTGACAAATGCTGTCGATGTTTAGAAATTAAAAGATGTTCTTAATAAGAATATGTACCTATATACACAGAATGCGTACTTATTACGTGATAGACTTGGTAAACCGTGGGCAAAAGGAATGTTTTCAGATATAAAACAATGGTTTGAAAATAATCCAAATGTCAATAGTATTAAATATTCTGATGATTTAATTATTACTAGAGATGATGTAAATCAAAATATGTCTGGTATCGCATGGATGATTAAAAATAATTGGGTTAAGACACCTTATGTAGGTACTTCTGATGCAATTGTATCATTTAATGATGCTAAACTGGAATACGGAGATGCTAAACCAGATCAAAAAATAAAACAAGATGCTCCAGACACAGATCCTATTTTACCTCCAGTATCACCAATATTTGAGCAACCTTCACAACCTTCACAAACCAATGACGGCGTTGGTGAAGATTTTGATCCGTCTTCATTATTTGTAGATGACGATTCGGTATTTGGAGCAATGGCGCATCGAAGAAACAAAGGTACTGTATCTAAAGAAGATGCTATAAAAGTAGTATAGAGGATTTGTGGACCTTCAATCGAACCTAAATTTATAGATGGTATAATCAACAAGTCAAAATATGGAGATGTTGTAGGTTTATGTACAGCTGATGGAATTAAAATAGCTACAACTGCTGAAAATGGTGTTGAGTATCATGAATCATTCCATAGGGTTGTTGAATTATTGATGCCTGATGATCAACGAGAGAAATTATATAATTGGTATCGCAAAAAATACGGTAAAAATAAAGAACTTAAAGATAGAGATATTGCTGAAGGATTAGCAGATATGTTCTATGATTATGGAAGAAATGCATGGCACCCATCTAATTTTATTTTAAAGTTTTTTTCACGTTTATACAATTATGTAAATGCTCTCATTAATACAAAAAGTCTTCGTACAGCTTTAATGTATACCAGAATTGATTATGGAAAATACAAAAATAATAAAGCATCCGAAGAACATGTAAAAAGGTTTAAAGAGATATTCAGAAATGGTCTTGCTATGACTGTTACTGATAGAAAGGGTGAAGAACACACGTTTAATCATATATACAGCAGAACATAGTTAAACGATGCAGCAGATGTGATTGTTAGAAGGATGATTACGGCATATGGTGTTGACATGCTTGGTCAAAATGCTAATGAGATAAAAACAGAGATTGAGAACTTTTCAAAATCCGATAATAAATTTTACCCATATTATATTTAGTATATAGCAAAAGGTATGTCTGAAGAAGACATGGATAAAAAAGTAGAAAACGGACAATGGCGACCAATAGATAGAAACAATATTCTTGTAATGCGTGAAGTCTTTAAAAATTGGAGTGCTGTATAGCCTTTGATAGAATCCAGATTGGAATCGTTTGGATTAAGAAAACGTAAAGATAGACTTTAGGATACTAAAGATGGTAATGATTCAGATCCACAATTAAAGAAAAACGCAGTATCTGAAGATATCGATAGTCATAGTGATGAATTTTATAGTCACTCATTGTCTGACGATGTCAGTGCCCCAATTCAATGGATGCTTAGTAATATATCTGCGGAAAGATACGCTACTACAGAAGATGTTTCTGCTGGATTGGTAAAGAGTGTATATAAAACAAACAAAGATGGGAAAGTAATCCTAGATAAGAATGGTAACCCAATAAGAGAAACTGTATCGACGTCAAAGAACAGCTTTGGAATGAAGACTCTTCTTCCTTTCAAAGAAGTACACCAACGTTTACTCATTGAATTACATGATGTAAAAGATGTTGCTGATTTACAAGAGAGATTATTTAAACTTGGACAAAATGATTACGTGTTCAATAAAATTGCCAATCTATTGTTTAGGATAAGGTATTAGTCATACACAAGGTTTACAAATGAAGAAAAATTTGGTGACTATGTTGGTGCTCCCGTAGTGCACTATGATGGTGGAGTATTAAATCCTTCATATTATATAGCAGATCCAAAAAACATGACAAATCAAGATATCTATCCGCAACAAATCACGTTAGTTAAAGATTTATATAAAAATGGTAAATTGGTTGCTAAAAAAGGAGATATTTTGAACGGTGCGATTATAATGCAAAATCAAGATTTACAATCTATAACAACATTGTTCTTTCAAGCAGTAAAAGCATAGAAATTAAATTTTAATTTCTTAAATGTCAGAAACGCTACAGATAGTAATATGAACAAAATAGATGGTAAGTATTCTTATAATTTTGCACCAACAAATACAGACCAATCAGAAGCTATATATCCATTGTAGTGGTTTGATCTTGTCAGAAGTGGTTTTACAGGATTATATTTAAAAAATGGAGAAATAAATAAAAATTTCACAGCATTCAACGACGCAAGAATTAAATTATTATAGATACAAAATGGTTTAATAAAAGGATTTACTTTAAATTTAAATGATAAAACATATAACGTTACAAAATTTGAAGATCTTGATCAGATCGCAACAATGGTTGTAAATTCGTTAAATGATGTTGGAATCATGATTTCTAAACCTGTATTATATAATATATTACATAGGTTAGACCCGTCTAAAACAAGTTATCATGACGCCTTTAGAATATTTATGGTTGGTAATACTAGATCAAAAACTACTATTAATACATTAATTGCTAACGGTGGTGTGTTAGATGTATTAGATCAAGCTGTCAAATCTGGAAACAAAGAAATGTTTTAGAAAGATTTTGTAAAAGGCAAAGGAGCAAATGCGTAGAAATCTGGAGCATTTTAGTATAAGCGAAACTAGTTTATTACATGGCTTGCCAGTGAAACAGGTGTATATAAAGCTATGAATAAAGAGGTTATGACTATTGGCGCAGACAATACTAAAATGTATATGTATGCACAAAATAATACAGTTAGCGATGTTACTGAGGATCTAAATAACGCACTAAATGATGACGGAACTGTAAATACAAATTCAATACTTAATGATTTAAAAGATGTTTAGTATGTATTATTTAAAGATGATAATGGATAGACGCATGGTTCTATAATGGCTAAACAATTAATGGATCCAGCGTTTAATAGAAATCACAAGAAGATAACTATAACAACTGATGCAGGTGTTAAAAATCGTGTAGCATCTAATCAATCTATTAAATTTTCAGAATAGGGTATTCGTGAAGATTATTTGACACGTATAGAAGCTCTTTCTGACGGTTACATAATAATGCCTACGTTATCAGATAAATCTACGTACATGATGATTAAAGGTTTTCAAGTTCCTGGAATATTTGATAGTAACGGTAATATTGTAGGTAAACCTATATTATTTAATGGTGTTGGCAAATGTTTTATAAAATGGTCAGACGCCGATACATTAACAACAAGTGTTGGAACTGAAGTGATTGATCAGTTTATGGAATATTTTGAAGCTGAGCATAGAAACGTGTTAAAAACATTATCTGATTTAGGATACGGTCCTAATGGAAAAGCTGTAGCTATAGATAAAACACAAATGATTAAAAATTATCACCTTGGCACTAAAAACGGAGCTAGATATTTTTCTCTTGCAGGTATATATGACGAGAATGATAATTTTATATCCTTTAATTTTCAAACATTTACTACAGACAAAACCGGCAAGAAAGTTTTAACTGAAGATACAGGTGTTATAGAAAGTAATAAGATTGCGGAAAGAGAATACTTTAATAAACCGATAGAAGAGAAACGTAGAATTGTATCTCGTATTTTATAGCATAGACTAAATGATGAACTTGCTAACATGGTAAAGCACGGGCTTATTAAAGAATAGGAGAATGATGTAACGTCTGCTGAAGATAAAGCGTATAGAAATTATGCAAATGTTCTCTTAGATAATGATAAAATAGAAAGATTAAAAAGAGCATATATAAACTTACAAGATAAATCTATTGCAAGTGATCCAAGATATGCAGAATCTATGGCAGTCGTAGCATACACATTTGATGTTATGTGTAAATAGCTGATGAGTATGGAAGAAGCAAGAAGATTCTATACTGGTATGCCTCAATTCTTTAAAGCTAAATTTGATAAATCTGGAAATCTTGTTGAATTCGGAGCAGATGAAACAAAAAGATATGGAGGACTTGGTTCTACAGGTTCTAACAACCGAGCAGACATCCCAGGAATAGATCCTACATACAAATGTGCTGAAATAAAAGATTGGAAGCCAAAATCAGCGTCTTACGAAAGCTTTAAAGAATCTTTTAGATCTGACGAATATCGAGATGCGTACAACAACATAAAGCTGTCTGAAAATCCAAATATGACTAGTATTGAGAAAGAAGAGTTATACAGGGCAACCGATAACATGAAGCTCGATGCTATTGCAGAAGAACTTAAAAATAAAGGTGTTCTCGACTTGATTAATGCGAAAATAGAAAAAGAAGCAGACTCTTATAGTAGTATTAATGTTGCCGACGGTTCTGCATTTATAACTGATAAAATGGCAGAAAATCTTTTAAAAATGAGAGGTGCTTACACAGAAAATGTAAAGAAAGCATTTGAAACATTGCGCGGTGAATCTAAATATTATATGAGCAATTCAAAAGCATATGCTATTGTACATAATGCCCTTATATCTACTCAAAAATATTCAGCGTTTGGTTATAGAATGTAGAATGGTATTCCTGTTCATTATTATCATAAATATGCATTATTCGCAGTGTTTAAAAATATATCATATGGTTTTATGAAGCATGTATATGATAAAATGAATGATCCTGAAAATGGAGTAGATATGCTATTATTTGATTCTGCCGTTAAATCTGGATCTCAAGCAGCGCAAACCTTCAATCCTGAAATGTCAGCAAAAGATATTTCTAACTTTTCTTTCAAAGATCATATTTATGAAGTGAAATATTCAAATGTACGAAGATAGTTGAATACGGATCCTAGGACAGATGAAATAATGGATGCTGGAACATAGGCTATGAAAGTAGCCTTGTCTGTATTACGTGATGGTTAGAGTTATGATATAAAACTATAGGATGGTAAAACTACATCAATGACTGCTAATTAGATTCGTGATAGAATCATGAACAAAATGAATCGTTTGTCCGAAATGGGCTATACAGAATTGACAAAACAATTTTTAGATTCAAACGGTCTTGTAAATATGGAAAATCTACAGAAATTCTTAATTGGAGAATTATCTAGTAGAAATGCCGATAGAAATATAATGGATGCTATTTCTACACTAAATGATAGCGATAGTGATTTTGGAGTCGACATAAATTCCGTATCTAACATGGGTTGGATTGAAAGTATTCTCACGTCTAAGGTGAACGACGCAGCTATAGCTATTAAGTTCAAAGGAAATGCGTTCTATCAAAGAAGTGTTTTTGGTATGGATTCTCCATATACAGTACTTAACGACAAAGATACAAATGACCTAAAACTTGGAAATGGAAAGCCATTACAAATGGTTAATGAAGAGGGTAGTATGGATGCTGTCGTATCGATAGATTATTTCATGGATATAATACCTAAAAATATAAGATATAACTTTACAAAAGCAAAGCAGTGGCTTATTGATAACGGTGTTATTTCCGGTGTAAAAACAGGTGATACTGAATGGAGTAACGCAGAAGCTCAAACAATGTCATATCGTATCCCTACTTAGGCAATGGCCTCTATCAATGCGTTACGTTTTGTAGATGTCTTACCTACTGTTAGAGATACTATTGTATTGCCTAAAGAGTTTACAAAATCTACTGGTTCCGATTTCGATATTGATAAATTATACATGTCTTCTTTATTTTATGACATTGATGAAGAAATAATCGGAAAAGGTAAGACAAAAGAAGGAAAAGAATATGATATAAAGAAACATTCAGCTACAACTTACAATCTAAAAGACGAAAAACGTAATACTACAAACGAATTATTACGTACATATATTTCGTTAATAAAAACAGGAGGTAAACAAGTAGAAAACGGAAAGATAGAGGGTAGTAGATATTCACATATAACAAGACGTTCTATTGATAACGATACTGAACTTGTAACCAACGTTCTTGATGAATTAGAAGGAAATAAAACAAAAGATACGTATGAACCTTACAAGTTTGAATCTTTAGGAAATCAAGTTAATGTTAGGTCTTCTTTTGCGGTTGGTAAAACTGGAATTGGTCCATATGCGTTAAATAATAACAATCAAATATTGACGCAATTATATAATGTATCCTTTATTGATGACGGTGGTATTTTATCAAACCTTGGAGCAACTTCATTACATAGATATGTAGATTTTGATAACAACTCTATTTTATCATGGATTTCTGCATTGATTAATGCTCACGTGGACGTGGCAAAGGATCCATATATCCTAAGATTGAATATTAATAAAGCTACTTATAATCTATCAGCATTATTATTACGTTTAGGTTTTGGTAAACACGCATTTTATTTTCTTAACAATCCTGTTATGAAAGAACTAGCATAGATTTATAATGAGTGTGATGGTCTTATTGTCGACGATCCTGGTAAATCACCAACGGCTAGAAAACAAGATGCTGAAAAAGAGTATATAAATACTAATCTTGATTATACAAAGGCGGCAGAATATTTAAATGCAAGACCGTCCGAAAGACGTAAAATTTATAACGATGTAGCTGAAGACATTAAAAAAATATTTGGATTAAATGAAGATGCCCCAAAAGTAAACGGTTAGACAATATTACAATATTGTGCAAAACAATTCTACGGTAAAGATGTATCTGACAAATCATTAAGCGACTATATCGGAGATACAAAAATGACTGGCAAAGATGTACAAAGTCTTATATACATAGCATTCAAAGAATTTGAACCGTATGCATAGGCTCTTTCAAATCTTGTACAATATACAAAAATAGATACCAAAAAGCAAGGTATTAATTTTGACGATCAACAAACTTATCTGGAAAGATATTATAATTTAAAAAATTCTGGTGTGTTTGACGATAATTTACAGCGTTTACTTGAAGATTCGTATATCGAACGAAAAACCATGTACGGTACAAGTTTTGTTAAAACTATACTTGGTGATAAAATGATACACATGACAGATTCTTATATTGGTGCACGTGATGAGATATTAGAGCGATTAAATAATAGAACCAATGCTACAAAACAAGCTGTTAATAGAGCAATGATGTAGTATATAAAATAGAAATGTTTTAATAATGCATTTTAGACTTATATCGATAAATTTAATAAAGAACATAATACTGAATATACTCCGTATTCATATTGGAAGACTTTGATTACCGATAATAGTCAACGCTCTATATTAAAAAGATTTATTATATTCCAAAGACTTGTCAGAAATGATAAAACTGGAAAATTAAAAGAATTTGGACAGTTCGGTGATATAACAAATTCTATATTACAAAGATTGCATTAGTTGTCATACACCGCGCCATATGGTCAAGATCATTATAATCTTGTATCTTTGTAGGAGTCTTCAGAAGACGATTCTGATATAAGTAATACACTGATAGATGATTGGCAAACAATGCTTGAATATACAAATGACGATAAAAAATTACAAACATTTGTTCGTAACTTCGCAAATGATCTTGCTATTTATGCATTTATGAGTTCTGCAGATAATAAACAACGGACATCATTCTTTAAATATGTTCCATTGTCGTGGAGGTAGTCTTTTGGTTATTGTGATGAAATTCACAATGCGTTTGAAGAATATAACAATTCTTCATTCTCTCCGTTAGAGGGTTCTAGTAAATATTCTATAAATTATGATGATTTTATTTAGAATTTTGCTTACGATGATAATATCATACCTGTAACTAAGAATAAAATATATATAAATTCTCCGCAAGGTATGATGGTTCGTAATAATTTTATAGAATCTACATTTACTTATGAAGATATTGATAACAACAACAAAGTTCAAAGAACAGAGGCTAGAAATTTGATAGGTCTTAGTTTTTATAAAGGGGCGTATCACGCAGTTATTTCTAAAAATAAACGTGGTGAATTCCCAAGATATATTAAAACGAGAAGACAAGGAATAACGTCTTCTGATCAAGATAGAACACTGTTATACAAATTGGTAGATACAGGATCTATAACTTCAGGAATGACATCTATTGAATATCCGATATATCAACTTGTAAATCAAAAAGGTTTATAGCTTAAGATAGGATCAATGACATATTAGTTCTATTCTTGCGGAATACAAGATGATTATAAGCGTGTGTATTTTAGAGGTGGTGTACAACCTACTGAAGATATGGTTCAACAAGCCTATAACAATAGAATCTTAAAAATAAAAGAGTATGTAAACTCACATCCTGGCAATATTCGTAACGCTTTAGTACGATTAGGATGGTTTAGATCAGATGATGTTACAAACTCTGCTAATAATACGTTTGCTGCAAATCAGGCATTCAGAGACATGGATACCGACAAACCGATAAATATAAACTATAACGTTGGAGATAATCCAGCATTATCTACATCGGCGATACGTCCAATTAAAGATATATTTAAGGTTTCCGAGAATTTAACTCACGATACTTTAGTATATGAAATTTCACCTAAAACTAAACATTCTGCTCCAACTGTCGATCACGCAATGGCTGCTATGAAAATATTATATACAGATTTAAATTTGAAAGATAAGATTACAAAAATAAATGCTATATTAAACGCTAAAACCGCATCACAAGCTAATGCTATCGCTAATAGTGTTGAATTAGGTATTGCTAAAACAGCATGGTTTAAAAATAAAGCAAATCTTTTGGAAGCTTTTACCGAAGAATCTTTTAAGGAGAATCCAAAATATTTAAAATTATTATAGGATACTGGTAATAGAGAATTTACAGCTTTAACTAGAAAAGGTAAGATTCTTGATGAAATAAAAGAACATGGTAAAGGTACTGGAAGAAGTATGTATGCTGAAATTTTAACTCAAGTAAGAGATAAGCTTGTTTCTAACACAGAAAAATAGCCATCAGATAAAAAACAAAAAATTGTTTAGTCATACGAATAGTTATTAAAAGATCTTGGAGGTGATGAAAATGCAAAATCTGAAATACGAGATGTAATAAATACAGCTATAAAAGGCGTTTCTTTTGAACAGTTATTACAAACTGTAAAACCAGTATTTACAAAAGAAGAGTAGAATTAGATTAAAAAAGCTTTGAATGGTAGGGATTTAAAAGTTATGTCTGTAAGCAGGTAGACTGACCCTGCGTTTTTTGCAAAAGAAATCATAAAAATGTTAGAAAAGAATGCACAAAAACCATTTACAGATCCCACTAGAATAAACGCTATCGAAATATGGTCAAAACATGACGGAATGCCAATACAATCAATATTAAGAGCTTGTAGGAAGTATAAAGTTGCTCCGATGATGTCGTTTAGTATAACAGGTTTAGGAGACACGGCTCTTGAGAAAGGTGTGCTTAAATACACCGATTTACTTGACAGGATTGAAAAACTTATAAAAGAAGGAGATCTTGATCCAAGGACAACAACTTTTAGAATTGATCCAATCCTCGTTGGTGTTAGTAATATTGAAGATATAAAAAAGATTGTACAACGTGGAAAATCGATGGGTATAAAGAAATTTGTAACATCTCTTGTACAAAGTTATGGTTATACTGATGGTAGATCCGACGATCGACATGTTGTATCTGGTATTAGTAAAGCGACTTCAGAAGATGGCAACCCGTATGATTGGGGAAAATATTACGGTTATATAACGGAAGAAGATTTTAAAAAGTCTTCATATTTTCAACAGAAATATATAGCTGCACACCCAAAAGCTGGTTATAAAGAAATAACGTCTGCTGGAGCTAAGGCTGGTGTCAGAATTGTTACAAGAAGTAGTATTGGTAAAATTCATTTTATACCAAAAAATGAATATATACAATAGATAGGTAAGGAATTGCTTGATTTAAATCAAGATCCGGATATAGAAATAGAAACATGTTCGTTCTTTATAAATGGATTAAAAGCATCCGCTTGTCTTGATCCTATGATTATCGAACGTATTACTGGGATTGATGTTACTAAAGAGGATGGTTCGTATGACAAAGATACTTCAAGACCTGATTGTATGTGTTATGGCGCCCATTCTGATATGTTTAGAGTAAATGAAAAACAGTGCTTTAGTAGTTGTAGTTATTGTTATGCTGGAAAATCTATAAATAATGCATTATCTTATTACGACAATAATGGCAATTTAAAAGAAAATGCATTAACCAAAGTGTTATTTGAAGAAAATCCTTAGCCAAATAGTTCAAAATTTGACAACAAAAAAGCTGTTTTTTATTCAGGTGGTGCTGAAGGATCCGATTCGTATTGGGGATTATTAGCAAAACATTTTGATATAAAAATGAAAAACTATACTGTTTCAGATTGGGATAATTTATCACAACAATGGAAACAGAAATTAGATCAAGAGTATAAATCTGTAGTAAAAATATTAGGTCGACATGAATTAGATATAAATACATATTCTGGAAAACTCGTAAGACGAGACATGATGCAGGCTGATAAAGCAGATGCAATATTTGCAATAGGATCTGTAGACAATCGTGGATTTGTTAGTGGTGGAACAGCTTATGCGGCAACAAGAGGTATTTAGAGAGGAATACCTGTATATTTGTTTGATCAGAATGATGGCGTTTGGAAAGTTTGGAATAAAACACAGTTTATAAAAACAACCATGCCTACGCTTACTACTAACGCTGCTTTAATAGGTACTAGAGAATTAAAACCGTCTGGTAAAAATGAAATTGTTAAAATCTTCGTAAATACGTTTAAACAAGATTTACACAATACTGAATTATTTTCCATGTTTGACGATAGTACATTTGATGTTATATTAAATGAAATGTTGAAATCTGACGATTTATATAAAGAGTACGATAAATCATTAAAAGATTATCCTGCGAACGAATCTCTTGACAATCTTGCTGATAAAATAGATGAACAATGTAAATAACAAATCATTATGGTATGTTTAATTAAAAGTAAATATAAAGAAGAATTAGATTAGTATACAGAATTGTTAGGCTCTGAAAAAAGAGCCTACGCAATTTTGTGTTGTAATAATGGATATACTCTAGACAAAACTAAAGATGGCAAACCATCTAAATTATATAATGATTTGTTAGAGTATTATAAGGAGGATGTGAGAAAAGCTACACAAAAGAAAGCGTAGCTTTTTACATCTGATTTTACAGATGACTATGGAGAATGGTTCTAGGATGGCTATAAAATGTCTGACGAATATAAAGATGTATTTGATGAGAATGGCGAACCTGTTCTTCACGATACATACTTTGGTACCTCAGATAACAAAATATATTTAGAAGAATAGAAATAGACTAACGATATTGAAGACGAATATAAAAACATATTAAATAACGCTAAAAGAGACGAACACGGTAATTTATTAGCACCTAATGGAAAACCTACGAATCTAACAGAACGTCAATATGCTCAAGTTAGATCTAAAGCTTTTAAAGAGTGGTTTGGTGATTGGGAAAATGACCCTGAGAATGCATCAAAAGTTGTTGATGAAAATGGAGAGCCTTTGGTAGTTTATCATGGAAGTTTAGCAGAATCTCGTTTTAGTATATTTAGTCCTAATAAAGGTAAAAAGAGAGCCTTTACAAATAATACTACACATTCTTTTTTCTCTTCTAATAAAAGTATTGGAGAAGAATATGCTAGATACAGAAAAGAAGGTTTATATGAAGTATTTTTGAATATTAAAGATCCTATTATTCAAGACTATAAAGGTGCTGATTATACAGGAGAATTAAAAAAGAAATCTATTGTATATGATACAACTAAAGGATTTAAAGAACTTGGAGTCTTTGACACTTATGATGAAGCTACTCAGTATATTAAAGATAATAATATATCAAATTATTATATAGCAAATAGCAAGTATGTGACAAATGATACAAACTATTTCCTTGACCTTTTAAATAATTCAGAAAAGAATGATGGAGCAATATTATTAAATATTGATGACTCAAATTCAGAAACAGTAGCAAATGATTATATTACTTCCAAGCCTAATCAAATTAAATCAGCAACAGATAATGTAGGTACATTTAGTACGTAGAATAATAATATTAATTATAATAAAAACGCTGATCAAAAAGATAGTGCTATAAAGGTGTTGGAAAATCTCGGATTTGTTCACAAAAGATACGGATTATATTTCATAACAAAAGGAAAATTCAAAACAAATTATAATACAACTTATAGTTACAATAGTATTGTAAAAGTTGTAAAACAAGCTTTGATAAAAAATGGAATATTGCCAGATATTGTAGATTTTAAATTATCTAAAACCGGTAATAGTGTATATGTTAATATAAACGAAAATATTACGGATGCAATTGCACAAAATTAGGAGCAAATAAATCGAAAAGAAGTATAGGATATATTTGAAAAAATGAAATCTATAATACCTTCTTTACGAGAGGTTAAAATAATATCTAATGAAGAAACATTAGAATTAACTGGTGGTGTACAAGCTAACGCTTTCGTTAAAAACGGAATTGTATATATAAACAAGGCTGGGTTTAATAGTAAAGATACTGTAATTGAAGAGTGTTTACATTCTTTTATAAACGATTTGTCTACAGAAAACAGTAGTCTATTTAACAGTTTGTTGCGTAGAGCTAAAAGAGATTTCCCACAATTAATGGCTTCAATCGTAGAAAGTTATTCTGATAAAGAAGGATTTACACAAAACGACAGAAATCAAGAACTTGTAACTTAGGTTTTGTCAAGATACATGAGAAAAGAGTTAGAAAAACCGTCCAAAGGATTATTACGTGCTATTTAGAACTTTTTAACTTGGTTAAAAGCAAAACTTGAAAAGGTGTTCTTCAATCCAGTTACAAATAAACATGAAATAGATGCTTCATTTTTTATAAACGGCATGACGTTTGAAAACATTGCTGAAATATTAAATTCTGGCGACGTTTAGTTAAATACGTATTCAGATGAAAGTGTTAGATATAACAAGAATACGAGAAAAAGATTACAAGAAGCTAAAAAGAAAATAAAAAGTATATTAGATCAAAAAGTACCAACTTTCGGTACTCGTGACTTTGTTTAGACTACTACGGATGATCTTATTGATGAATTAACACAGACTATTCAAAGTAAAAACAAATCATATAAATCGAAATCTAATATAGATTCTGCTTTATTGGGTGACGAATAGTAGATCGCTAGAAACCAAGAAACTGAAAGACAGGTATTACAGGCAAAACAAACCATTGTTGATAGGTTTAAAGCAAATCATACTGCAAGTCTACTTACCGAAAAGGCAAATGTTATTCTTAAATTCTTGGAGAGTGCTACTTCAGATATAAATAACATAATGTCTGTTCTTGAAAATGCAAAGGCAAACGATTACGACGTTGTGTATTTTAATAAGGACTTACAAGGAAATAGAGTATATACAGACACAAATGGAAATATTACGAGTAATACTGCAACATCTAATACATTTATGAAACAGTTTACATTTGATGATTTGTCATATTTAACAACAGACATTACAGGATTTTACCAAAAAGTATTAGATGATATTAATACATTTGTTGTATATAATGAATATTCAAACAACCCTGTTGTGCAAGAAATATAGTCATTAATGCATGATCTTGATGTTTTTAACAAACTTAAAAGAATTTAGATACTAAAACGCGAAGCTTAGGAAAAACTAGTTGATTTCTGGCTAAATGAAAAGATAAATTCTATAGCGTCATCTGAAATGACTGATGAAATGAAACAGCGTTTAAATGTAAATTGCAAAAAATGGTTACGTGCATAGTATGATTTTGGCGATTTAACAGCATTTACTAGGTTTTGTGGACTTATGTCAAATTCACAAAGTCCTATATGTAGAATGATCGTGGAATAGGTATATCAAATGAATCAAGAAGTAGATGCTGTAGTTAAAGAAAAAGGAGACCGTTTAGAATAGTTATTACGTGATGCAGAACACGAAGCGTCGGTTTTAGGTAAATATAAACCTGGCAACGTTATGATTAAATTAATGGAGGTAGACAGAAATGGTAAATATACTGGTGATTTTGTACAACCAATTAATAGTAGACAATTCTATTCTGATTTAAATGATTGTAAAGCAGCTCTCATATATGGAAAAAATGGTCTTGAAGAACAAGTACGTAAACTATCCGGAAACAATGATTATGAAGTCCTATTAGATGATCAAGGAGATCCAATAATACCTACAGATCCTAAGTTCGATAATATATATAAAAATTATTTAAGGAGTGTTGAACATTTTATGTGCGAACATGCTAATAGAATGTTTACTGAAAAATATTATATAGATCGAATAAACATAATGTCTGTCACAACGTTGAGAGCTATGAAATCACTTAACTCTCAAATAATGTCGTTAAAGCAATCTGTAACAATTAATGGTAAATTTAGACCAGATTTATTAACTAAAAAGCAGCGTAATGAATTACTACAATTATAGCATGATCGTATAATGATGTCTAACCCATTTGATGAAACTGGAGAACTGAAAGATCCCGATTCTGTAGAAGGCATTATTGCCAGAGATCTTATGGCGTGGTCGGAATTAACAAAAGATAAAATAAAATATGTTACAGATGAAAACGCATTCAATGAAGCACTTTCTAACTTAAATACAAAACAAGAAAAAGATTTATTTAAAGAACAATTTACACGTGTCGCAATAAATCCGAAACTATATGAAACTGTCGATAAAACTTCATATTTTGGTAACAATCCAGATATTCTTAATGTTATTAATCAGCTTGATGAATTGCGTAAACAGCGTAATAAACTGCTAGGTATAAACAAAAAAGGAGAAGAGTTTACATCTTACGATTGGAGTTCTGTATTTGATTTAAAAACCGGAAATATAAAAAATAAACAATTATGGATTAATTTAAAACAGTTGGATAACAAAATAAATGCATTGAATCTTGAATATAGATCATACATGAGGCTGTATAAAGATGATTTTGATTTTCCGGAGGCAGAACATAAATTTTCAAATAAGTTTTTTAATGGTTTTTACAGTGAATTATGTGTTAATCCGAGTTCTAATTTTAAATATTCAGTATGTTTCAACCCAAATGATAGTGTTGCTAGTGTATTTTAGAGAATGTATTCACAATGGTTAGTTGATCACAATTTACCAGCATCTAATGCTGATATATTTGTCGATGATAATGGTGAACCATTGTCTATATTTAAAATAACAGTACCGAAAGCGTAGACTTTTGAATATGAAGACGAATTTGGTACAAAAACAAAAGAGCCTTCATATATTGTCAAACCAAGTAATCTGTTTAGTAAAGTAGATGTTGAAAATTCCAACTCTGAATATGTAAATACAGATTTTGATACTTCTAATAAAAGTGCAGTACAACCTAAACAAGAATATTATAAATCTGAAAGATATGAAGAAATGGTAAAACACCCAAAACTTAAGGCTCTTTATGATCAGCTTACATTTGAAATGGGTGAAGCATATAAAAAATTACCTAATTTTAATCAGTATGATTTTAGATTACCTCAAATTGGAGCTAATACTGCTGCAATACTAACTAGAAATTTAAGTAGCAAATATGGATTACAATTTTTCGCAAATGCTGCTACAGTATGGGACAGATATGTAAATGCAAACGAATCAGATGTTGACGATTATATACCAGAACGCAAGTTTAGACCAGATGGATCTGAAATACGATCTATACCTATAAGATATGTTGAACGAATGCAAGATCCCGAACACATTTCATCTGATTTAGTCGGATCTGTTGTTAAATTTATAGAAATGGCTGAGAATTACAGTAAACGTTCTAAAAATGCTGCGTTCCTTGAAACACTAACTGAAAATGTACAACATTATGATAGATCACAATCAAACCATTATAAAACAATGCGTGATTTTATAGATAGGTCTGTGTATGAGAAAAAACCTGGAAGTGTAGGTAAAAATATATTTGCTGATAAATGGGATCATATGGACTGGTTTAGAAGATATTTCTTAGGCGGGGGTAAAACATTATTAAAACGACTGGGAATATTAAGAGCTAGCTCACAAATTATATCTTTGGCATTTAGAGGTATATCAGGAGCTGTATCGTGGTTAGATCCTTATTTTAGTGCGTGGATTGAGGCGTCTTAGAGTAGAGAGTACGGTATGAGAGATTTAATTGCTGCACATTGTAATATAGCTAAAGAATCATTATAGGCTTTGGCTAGTATAGGTACAAACAAATCGTACAGTAAAACCATGGCTATAAATGATGCAATGGGTATTTCTAAAAGAGCCGCAGAACAATATCAAAGTTCATATAAAAGTCAGTTACGTCGAGTTTTAACAGGAGATTATAGAATGTCATTCTTTGAGATTAGTGATTACAATATAAGATCTTTAATAGCAGACTCAATAACTAGGAATTACAGATTATATATAGATCCACAAACAGGTGAAAAAATGTTTTTAAATAGGAATGATTATATTGAACACTGCCGATAGAATGGTATGACAACTAAATAGGCTGTCAGACAATATAATAATGCAAAAAAAGCCAGATCATGTATGAAGGTCAAAAATGGTAGATTACAATTTGATCAAAATATGACACCTTCTGAATTTGCTAAAATATCAAAAGCAACTAAAAACATGAGTTAGAAAATAACCCTTATGGTGAATCAAGAAGATCGTACTTGGCTTCAAACAAACCCATGGACAGCTTTTGTAACAATGTTGAGAACATTTATGCTTTGCGGTATTAGTGAACGATTTAAAACATATCATGATTTTCAAGTTGCTACCGATGAATATGACGATCCTGTTACTGGGGAACACAAAGAAATTATTTCTGACAGATCGATGTCGAGAGAAGATTTTAAAAACGCTAAAAAGAAACATTACTATCGTGGCGGTTATAGCTTTATGTCAGGATATATAGAAAATGGTACATATACAAGCGGTTTTAAAGGTATTTATAGAATGTTTACGAACTTCAAAACATTTAAATATTGGTTTAATAATTATGTTTTCCATTTAGCAAATATGTCTCAAGAAGAATTGAAAAAACAAGACATAAGTGCTGCTGAAATATACAACGCTGATAAAATAATAAAAGAAATAGCTGTTGTCTTAGGTTGTGTTGTAGCATCTTATTTAGTTAATGAAAAATGTAAAGATGCCGACCCTGACGATGATGATAATTATTGGCTATTTTTCTTGAATGCTGTATTAATGCGTATCGGTATAGAACGAATTACGCTATATAATCCTCAAACAATAAGTGATATTATCACATGTATTACAACATTGACATCATCTATTGAAAAAGTAGACGATGCTATAGATTTGTTTACAGATGCTGTAGGTTTAGGCGAACATAATCCTGACGAAATAATAAAACAGGGACAATTTAAAAACAAAACTAGATAGTTTAGAAGTCTTATCAACATGTTTGCCTTTTTTGGTTCAGCTGGTTGGTATGCAACTATGCCTAAATCGTTAGGTGGAGGTGGCGCACGTGCACTTTATCAAAACGCTGAATATTATAGAAAAAATATAGCTCCTTGGAAGATGTTATACACTATTTCTAATTCTAAGGAGAATAAAAAATCAAATAAGAGGCTTGATGTTGATGATCTTGAAATGTCAACAAAAGGATTTGCAGATTTTGATGATTCAATTTAAATTCCAGAACGGAACAAATAATATTAATTTTTTCAACCAAGACTATTTTTCATAGTCTAATTGTTAATCTCTTTAAACAAATAAAGGGTGGTGGTCATTAAGCGACCATCACCCTATTTTTGTATATTAACCTTGCATCATTTATAGATGAAGAATAATCTTCTTCGGGTACAGAAGAAATATCTCTATTTAACAATTGTACCTTAGAACTCAATAATTTATCAGTAAGATTTTCATCTGAAAAATTCCAAAATTTGAGAATTTTTGCAGCATTACTATTTTTAGGAATATTTCCCTCAAATATATGTCTAACAGAAGGTTCAAATAATTGATAAGTAAACAAATAATATGCTTTTTTATCAATATAAACGACTTTATAAGATCTTAATAATTGAGCATGTGATAATTTATATTTTAGATTAAAATTAGCACATAATTTATCAAAATCATATAATAGAAATACACAATCTTCCAAAGAAGGTCTGTTTTGGTCATATAGATAAGCATCTATAAAACCGAAATCCTTTGACAAATAATCTTTTTTAAACTCTTCATCTATAAATGGAATAATACATTTTATTTGTGTAGACATAAGATTCAAAGATTCAAATATTCTATACCGTTGTTTTTATAATAATCACGAGTATGAGCCCAGTTACCAGTTTTATTACACCACATTATATCATCTATAACGGATACAATATCACGATAGCGAGATTCAAGTTGTTCCGGAGCAAACTTGAATACCCTCACTTCGTTGTCTAATACTGTATCAATAGCAATTATGTAGACCCCAAATGTCCACCCTTTGCTATCTTGATGTAATTCATTCTCTATATACCATTTTGCAGCCATTTGATAAAACATAAACTGCCTAAAATAGTCATACTGTTCTACACTCTTTTCAAAGTCGTGTATATGCACAGTTGTTTTTAAATCCATTATTGTACATACTTTATTTTCAGTATCAAATTTAACACTATCCAATAAAGATTTACATAACGCAAGACCATCCATTGTTGGTAAATCCCAATTTATATGAAATTCATGATGCGCATTAGGATCATCTAACAAAGGTTTAGCTGCTACGTGTTTATCTATATTTTGTCTAATAGATGTCAGTAATCTCATATCATATTGTGTGATATAAGTATGTTCTGTATCTTTAAGAGATTCTATATAAGAATTCAACGTAGAGGCTATTTCCTTCGCTTCTAAGAGCATTTTAGCTTCAGACTTTCCAACTATACTATACACCTTTTTATAAGCGTTTAGAAGGGCTAAATCAGGCTCTATTTCAGTTGTATTAACCAACTCTTGACAGAATTTCTCCTGTTGTTGAGATTTAGGTTTAATCATATCTGAAACACAATAATGTTTCATAAACTCATATGGTTGTAAAAGATACATATGAATCATGGTACCTTTACTCATAGCTCGTGATTCTTCATCTGGGATTTCACCAGACATCTTTTTACGATAAAAGGATGGTCCTCCGTAAAGAAACCATCCTATTGCCGTATTATTTATACGAGATTTATCCTCGTAATAAGGAATACTAATATCCATGTTCGTTGTCGTATAATTGATGATCTAATTCTTGTATTTTACGTATAAGTTTCATAGCTGTTTCTGGGTCTCTATTTAATATAGCTGAATATACTTTATTCTTAGTATTGTTCAACTCTTTCCTTATTCGTCCTTCTTCAAGAATATCCATCATCTGCATTTAATGTCTTTAATCATTTCGTCAACCTGTTTGTGATTTCTCACAAGATAACACCGTTTTTTGCTTCGGTGTTTTTTCAAATAATATTTAAAGAGTTTATATCTTAAAGGGAACGAATCTCCCATAAGACCTTTACACTCTACAATAAAATCTTTACCTATAAAATCAGGCAAATATGTTATAGGGCGTATTTTTTCTCCTAAATATTCAAATTTGGGTAATAAAGTAAAATGCTTTGGCTCATATTTAACAGGTATACCTGCATTCATAAAAGCTTCATAAGTATAACATTCTAATTTCGATCTGAAATTTATACCATACTTAGTGACCTTTGTCGCATTTCTTACCCTTCCTTTAGAGTTCCCCATAACGTTGTAATTCTTTATTTAACCATTGTTTTACATCCTTAAAAGAATTATTTTTAACCGCATCTGAAATATCTTTTGATTTAAATTTCTTATTAATAAAGAAAGCATCAAAATGATATTTTCTACTATAATCTCTAGCTTTTTTTACTCCTGTAGTATCTCTATCATACAGAATCAATATTGTTTTCCATTTAGTCTTAAGCTTATCCAATATTTCATCTGGAATAAATGTGGTTTCACTAGATGCAGCAATAGCATTATATCCCATCTCATATAGAGTCATTACATCCTTAAGAGATTTTGTAATGATAAGAAGATTACCTCCTTCTTGAGGTATTTCAGCAAGCCCCTGAACGTCATAATTTGTCAGATTAGAACGCCATTTAGTATACTTAGAAGCTAAAGGTCTATAAATCTTAAAATGATCGTATACCTTATATGCATACATAGGACAGGTTTCTTTGTAGACTCCTCTGACGGTTCCATTACAAAGAAAATATTTAATACTAAAAACACGATATTTGTTTAAGGTAGATTTCGATATATGAAACTGCCCCCAATACTGTATATCAGTATTAGTAAACGGTTGTCTAGCAATACCTATTTCAGTATTGTGAGCAGGCTCGTATATCTTTTTATAATCAACCCTTTTATTCGTCGGATTCTGTTTGCGCAAAATCCTTAGAAGTTCTTTTTCTAATTCTTCTTTAGTATGTATATTACAAATAGTTTTTACAAACGTTATTGCATTTCCACCTATTCCATTACCGTGATCTTTAAAAAACAAACGTCCTTCGTGTCCTACAAATACCGCAAATGATGGATTTTTATCATCATTTCGTAAAGGACTATTCATAAGTTTATTTATTTTAAATTGACCAATATAATATGAATAGATATCGTAATCGTCCAACATCTCTATGATATCTCGTAGAGCTGTATCTGTTGTTGCTTTTTTTGTACTATACATGACTTGTAGTTCTTTTATAGTATAGTGGACCATTGGGGATTTGAACCCCTGTTTTCTAGAAAATTCTTCCGACATAATATAACATATACGTTATATCTTTTGGCCCGTTAATAGCGCCGTCCCAGGAGTCGAACCTGGTAATCTAGTCATTAAATGTGACTCGCATTGATCCGCAAATGCTATAACGACAATTCTGGCTTACCTCATGCGCCAGAAACACATCTAAGTTACGCTTAGAAACAGGGCTAGACTTACATCGATTAGAAAGCCTGTGAGTTACGTTGCTCCTCATGTCGACTCTGTAGAGCTTCATATGGAGTGGTAGGGAGTTATGATCTCCCCAAAGTTCATATTTACCACTCTTAGTTGACTGGAGCCAACACTCCACCAGATCTACATTAGAAGGGTAGATCATCCTTTTTCTCTTCTGCAATAGTATTGTCCGGAGTACTTTCATCAGATGATGAAGTAAGCGGATCAGTAGACTTTTCATCATCTACTTTTATTTCTGGACGTGTAGTTCTATCACGTCCTGTTAATACTATTTGAGTTTCTTTTACATCCATTGGTTCTACAAATATACCATATGTTGATACACGAATAAAACCTTTGTTGTCATATGTTGTTTTAAGACGTAGAGGTTTCTTTCCACTTATTACAGTATCAAGTTGTTTCTTAACCCAATTTATCATATCAATAAATGTATTAAGTTCTACATCTTCAATAGTTTCAAAATAACATTTAAGAATCTGAAGAAGTCTACCAAACTGTTGATTATCACGACGTTGTAAATCTTCGTCCGTTTTAATCCACATATTCTTTTCATTCTTCCACTCAGTGAGAGAAGCGGTTGCTCCATTAGAATCCTCAAATATTATTTCAAGATAATCACGACCGGTTGGAGATTTCATGACATTTACTTCTTTAAGAGTTACATTGTCATTAATTCCGGCATTCATATATTTATTTGAACTTTCAAATACGGCTGTTTTAGTACTAAACATATATTCTTATTATTTTTCTGATTTATAAATTCTGTCCCAATAAGTAGTGATAGTTCCATCTTCATTACCAGTAGCGATAATAATATCGTTTCCTCTAAGATGAGGAGCTCTGGCTTCTTTAATGGTACCATCTCCACCTTTAAAGCTTATGTGTGTTTCGTTACCTTTTCTATACATATAACCAACAGCGTCAGCTTCTCCACATACAATAGATCCAAGTTTTCCAACAAGGTCTAAAGCCATTTGGCTAAGTTCTTCGCCATTTTGTTCTATTTGAACATCTTTAACATGTCCAACAAGAATAAATTCATCACAAAGACCTCTAAACATATCTAAGACTTTGCGTACAGCTTGTCTTAGGTACATATATCCAGAACCATTTGGAAGAGTTCTTACATCGTCTCCTTTGTAATTCTTTCCCATAGGTGTTTGCATATATAAAGTCTTTGCATAAGATAAACACATCTCTTCTAATCGAGTTGCATTATCTATAGTTATATGTTTATAGAAATTATGTCCTGCTTCAGAGTTTTTAGCTCTAATAGCTTGAGCAATTTCTCCTAAATCTTTAACATTTCTTGCTTGTACTGCCATAGCATCGATAAATTGAGAACCTCCTTCTAGGTCTATAATTAGATTATTAGGAAGCTGTGCTAAAGCAGATGTCTTACCTGTCTTGGGACGACCGTATAAGATTAAGAATGTAGGATTGGTTGAAACTGCTGGAATTGGTTGTGTAGGTAATATAAAACCGCTCATGTATCAATGTATCTTTATTTGTTAGTTCGTTTATTTATAATTAGGCAGCACGAGTAATATCGATATAAATATCAATAATATGCTTACGAGTGTCCTCAGAAAGAACATCGTAATAAGCCTTTGTGAGACCATTAAGAGGAATCAAATCATAACCAATTTGAATCTCATCAGAAAACATCTTTACAGGTGTTCCATCTGCAAGCTTAAAGTCATATGCTGGCTTCTCATGCTTATAATCATAAATAGACTTGAGAATATCGAAAATGTCACCATAATCGAGTGTCTCATATGTATACGTTTTCTTCGGCTTACGAGTCAAATCAATATCAATATTGATAGTCTTTGTACGCTTTGGAGTCTCCTCAATGTTTGCAAACCAAGGGTTATTCTTCTTTATATTAGAAGATATGATGTCACTAAGAATCTCAGAATAAGTGTTATTAGTGTTATTGGTTGTCTTTGCATTGTTATCGATCTTAAATGTATACTTTTTCATAATTTTCAGCCTTTTAAATGTTAATTATTATCTGAAACAACTTCAGACTCTATTAGGTTATTAAAAGCAAGGTCATTTTCAAATTCGAGAATACAAGGTTTACCAGCATCTCTATTCTTCAAGATGTGAATATAAACCTTGTTAGAAGTAGGTAAACGATTTGGACCATACTCTTGTATACCTAATATTTCAGGTCTGTGTATTACAAGCACATAATCTGATGCTTGAAATATTGAATCAGACGATGATAAATCACTTCGCATGGGATAATGTGAAGCTGGGTTATTAATCCTTTCAGGTTCTTCAATTCTTCTATTCATTTGTGACAACTGTATAATAGATGTCAATGGAAGTTTTTTTGTACGTATAAATACTTCTTGTAAAGCACTTAATGTCTCAATAGCGCTTCCTATACGTTTGGTAAGCAATGTATGATCATACATGATTATAAAATGCTTATTTTGTCCTTTAACGTATTTTGAATAGAATGCTTGAATTGTAGCATCTATTTGTTCAGGTGTACCAGGATCATCTACAAAGTAAATTGGATAATTTCTGATTTGGTTAGAAACATTAATGACTTGTTCAAATGTAGTGTCATCAAGGTCCTGTTGAGAACTATACAAATAAGAAGTCGTTTTCCGTAACTTATTAGAAAGCGTTCTTCCGATTTGCCTAAATCCAACCATCTCAAGTGAGAACACAAGAACAATAATGTTTGCCTGAGGATTATAATCAATTAAATCAGTTGCGATAAGATTAGCAAACGAACTCTTACCACTTCCAGAGATACCTGCAATTGTATATACACAATTTGGTTCAATACCTCCCATACAGCACATATTCAACTTTTTCCATCTTGTAGCCAATGAGGTTATATCATGGTTCTTACGAGCCATAATATAGTTGACAGCTTCATCTGTAACTACTGAAATTGGTCGAATTTTAAGGTTAGAATAATTCTGTTCCATAACTATGTTGTTGTGTTTGCTGAGTATTGTTCATCTCTTCGTCTGAGGCTTCCCATTGTCTGTCTTGTAGCCAACGCCACATTGTCTTCATATAACACATACTTCCAGTTGACATCTTTTTATCGATTTCAAACTGTAAGCATTTATTTATGTGTTGAGACATTGCATAATTTCCTCCCGTAAGAATATTATACAGATTGCGACATTTATTCTTATTTGTTCTTAAAAAAGATTTACTTCCGTCAGAACGTAAGACATATATGGGATACATTTCATAAAACAAATCAAATTGATCTTTTGGAGGTTCCATAAAGTTCTTAAGTTTTTGAGTTGCTTCATATAGTATAGATTTACTTCTCTCCATCGAAGTAATCAAACCTTGTTCGATTAAGTATGATATTTCGTCGTCACGCATAAGGCTGACTAACTTGCGAACGTCTTGATCATATGTACTTTGATTCTTATTCAATACCATACTAAGGAATACTAACTGATTTAAATTGATTTTTTCTGGAAGTTCCAGAAGTTTAGTATCTAATTCTATTATCATCTCTTATACTCAAAGGTTAACAAGATTGAAATAAATCAAGCTGTCTACATTCCAGTTGATTTATAATTTTTCTTGCCTCACTAATATAGTAAGGATAATTAATTTTTCTTTCTTCTATCGGCTTGTAATCTAATTTGTTTAATATTGTAACACCACTCTTCTTTAAAAGGTTAGAGTATTTATATGGCGTTTTAGACGTATCAACAGTATATAGATAACAACCATTTGTACTGGCATACCAACGATTTATTCGTTGGGTATATTTATCATTATATTCTACTTTAAATTTCCTGTCTACTCGTTGAGACATAAGAAATTTACGAATGTCAGTACATTTTTTTACAGAATCCTCTATGGGTATTTTGTAAACAAAGTAGTTTATAACAGCTTCTGGGATAATGGTTGGTGCTAATCCTTTACCCAATACAGGTTCTGTTATAAACATACCTTTTTTTTCAATCAGTTTTGGATCTCTAGATTGAGAGAATCCGTCAATAACACCAAAATAATCATTGACAGCGAACTGATAAAACGCTTCATAGCTATCTGCTTCAAAAGAGAGTTTTGTTAATTGCTCAAGTTGTGCTACCGATTCCATTATAGCATCTTTGTACGACTTTTTAGCAATAAACATTACACCATCAGTATTTACTTGTACAATCTCACAAGAATACTGCAGAAGTATATCTGCAAGCATTAGTAGAATTAGTTGCCCGTTAATTCTAATCTTAAATACACTAAATGGGTCGTACATCCAACTAGTCTCTTGTTGCATTTTTCCTGTGACAGAATTAAGAACAAGTTTTAGAGCTAAATTCTTATGTTTCTGCCCGCTATGCTTGGCTTGTATTCTCTCATGATAAATTTGAGTATATACATCCAGGCCTGCTTTACCTAAGTGCCTAGGAAACCACCCGTAGCGCACAATGAATGACGGATACATAGAAGCAACATCAAGATGTCCTAAGTATTCATCTTCTTTAGGAACGTATATTCTTGGTTCATTAAGTGAATGTATTCCACCTACTCCAATCGAATATCGTACACCCGAGACAACAAACTTGTTCTCGTAGTTTTTTTCTCCAGGTTTTTTATTCTTAGAAGATACTACTTGTTTTTTCATATCTTCAAGAGCTTCCTGGAATTTTGGATTTTTATATTTTATGAATGGTAATATAACGTCTTTCAAAGGAATGTTGTCCATCGGAGATCGCATTTGTTCTAGTTGTCTTTTGTTTATGTGCAATTCCTCACAAACTTTTTTAGCTAGCAACGTTTCTCCAAACTTCACACTATCCATTGAAAGAGCGTTAAAACCATATTCTTTTTCTATAAATAATCTCAAATCAATATCACCTTTTTTAACAAGCTGTTCAAAAAGAGTATAAGTTGATTCTACATCATTTATATTATAACTAATCATTTCATCTATTTTATTTATTGGTAAATAACTATCAAAATCACCATCGTATTCTTGTACATTTGGATATTGCATTGTTATTTGCATTGATTTTAATCCTACACGAAGTTTAGAACTAAACATCATTGTTAATAAATCCATAGATTCAAAAAAATTAGCATATTTCCATCGTTTAATCTTATCGATATTTCCGTTTTCCAGATTAATGATTGTTTGTGAAAGATTAAATAATGATTTTGTTATATCATAGACACTTTTATTTATCATTACTTCATAATAATCAATAATATAATTAATTATTACATCATCATAATGTTTATTGTTATATCCACACAACAAATAATGTGATGATAAAAAGAAGTTGATAATATCGTCTATTTGATTTTTCCTTTCAGAAATTTCAAATTTATATAATTCATCATTATCTGTATTTTTTACTACACAATGAAATACATTTGGAAATACTTCAATATCATAGATCATAACAGTTTTGTTGTGTATTAACATGATTCTATGATTCTTTAATTAATATTGTTCCCCGTCTGGAATCGAACCAGAATATCACCCATTCGTGGAAAATCGCAAAACTGAAAACTTAAAACAATTGTTAGATTCTATTACGCTTAATAGAAAAACTTTAACCCATTGTTATTTGAATTGTGATCGGGGTTCCTAACCGCAAGGTCGGTCTAGAAGTTAGACCCACATACCTACATTATTAGATTTGTGACAAAATACTTTCAGGCATATAAAATCATCACCATACATATGTATAGCTTGATCTCGAAGTTTATTGGCTAAAGTTTTTATGTTTGCCGATTTCTTTTGTACAGTATAATAAGAAGGATGTGAGTCTATTATATTTTTTGGGTCATAAAGATGACCAAATAGTTTCTCGTTTATTGTTGTACCGTCATCTGTATAATATCTTACAGTAACGTTACAACTATATTTTGGAGGGTATAATGCTGATAAATCCTCTCGTATCATCTCTTGTTTTTTGTCTCTAAGGTCAAGAAAACCTTGTATAAGTGTTCTGGGGAATAAATCCTGTTTTAACTCCTCGAATGTTGGTTTATGCTTATTTTCCCATTTGCTTATCTTGTGTTCTTCAAGCATATGTAAACGTTCAGCATAACCTAATTTAGTCGAACGATTTTTCCAAATAGTTTTTATTTCTTCTTTTGTCAAATTCCAAGGTAATTTAAAATTTATATCACGTCTTGGAATAAATTTATTGTTTACAATATGCGTATAATCATGGTTTATACCTAAAATAAATAACCTAGCACGTATAAACTCTTTTATTGCTGAATATGATCCAGCAGGTCTTAATTTTTTAAGATATTGTAAACCATATTTTTTTAATAAATCTTGAAATCCTAACCTGTTAATATCTTTAACGAGATATTCAGCTCGTTTGGTTGTACAAAATTTGTCAAATTTATTTACTATTTGTGTATTTATTTCAACTCTTTTAAGATTCTTTGTAATTATATTCTTTTCCATATTGATTATGTTTTAAAGGTTCTACTTATAGTTGCCATAACAGGACCCGACCCTGTGCAATAATATGCTGACCATACTCATAAGGCATATTTGTCTATTTAAGCAATAAAATATCGCTTAATATCATCAATTTCAGATGTTTCAAGCTCTGCTGTATCATTAAACTTAGCAATGTCAGCATCAAGCTTATTTATTTCAAGCTGTAGTTTCTTCTTAATTGAAGTAATTTTAGCAGACGTAAATGTCTCTATTTTGCCAGTTCCTTTTACTCCAGCTTTAGCTTTTGTAGCAGGATTAATTGTACTCTTTTTGAGAATCTCTTCCCAATGAGCTAGTTGCTCTTTTTTCTCACATGCTGCGTATATTGTATAATAATGTGTCTTTTTAGCGTCTTCAAAGTTAAACTTTGTAATACCATTATTAATAGCATTCAACATTAGTTTAATCTTAATAAGCGTATCTGACATTTGTGTAATTTCATTATACAATTGATTTAGGTCGAAACCTGAACCCATACCTGCAGCTTTTGCTTTCTTGCTCATTACGTTCTCAGAACGAATGATGCGCCAATACTTGGTTTTTGTTTTACAAATGTTATCACGAGCAATAATAATATCTTTTGAGCTTAATTTCATTGATTTGTTCTTATTCATAATTAGATTTGATTTAAATTAAACATGTGAATTATGAATTTGAAAATCGTTTACCTAGTGGTGTGTGAAGACTTGCACTTCTTGTTGCCTACATTATACACTAACATCGAATGGCAAATTCTTATGTTGCAAACACACCAAAAACCTACTATTCTCACGAACCGTAGGTAAAAATTAAAAACAATAATATAAAACAAATTAGCAGTTATTTATCTTCTAGCTTTAGTTAATGTACCTCCAGTGGGGATCGAACCCACACGTCCAATGGACAACGGATTTTAAGTCCGAAGCGTCTACCTATTCCGCCATGGAGGCAGTTGAGTTGGGGTATTAACTTGCCCCAACACGAAGTGATGTATATATTATAATCTGTAAGACTTGTAATTAAACGCCTGTTTAACCTACAATTAGATTATTCATAGAAATCGATACCTTTGATTCCAACTCTGACTTCACACAAGGGATCGCCTGATCCCGGCAGTCGTGCGATTTTAATGCCATCTTTGGATTCAATTTTAATATGCTTATCTATTTTATCACTAACAGAGAAACCCTCTGTATTTAGAGGGCCTTTTACACCATACCTTGCGGCATCAAATAAACGATCTACGACCATGTCATATTTCTCTTGCATTACAGCATTACGTATTATCTCTTCACTCAAGCCTTTGAGTATTACATCATTGACATTACGTTCTTGTCCAGCAAGAGATGCTACTGTTTTAAGAGCAAAATCTGCAAATGAAATAGTTTTTTCATCACCAATAAGACGATTCCACCAAAGACACCCTGTCTTTCCAAATGTGATTGTTCCGTCATCATTGATGGTTACTCTACTATATAATTCTTTCTTAGATTCATCAATCAAGTTCCGTCTGATTGTTGGATCCAAGAATAGAATTTGTATTTGTAGTTTACTCCTCTGACTAAGCTTTCCCATTAGTCAACAGTTACGTTTACATGAACCTCGCTCTTCTTTTGGTCGAGCTGTCGGTAATAATCATTTACCCCAGATATATTCTTATCGAACGTATCTTGAATCATCTTCTTCATCTTCTCAAGAACTGTCATAAGTTCATCGATACGACGAATCTCTGTAGCATTAGCAGGATTCAACGCCTCTGCAAGTTTCTTTGCATTTGCAAAATACGTTGTTGTAAAATCCTTCTTATTCAAAGCGTCTGTAACAGTATCAGTTGTTACATCTTTTGTAAACTTCTCATTGTCGATAGGGCAGCGAACCTCAATAGACTCTCCAGCCTCATCAACACGATTCTTATTGATCACAATTACATTTGTTCCGTCTACATCTTTGTCAAGCTCTAGACCTACAATGTCAATCGGTACAATCTTATATCGATAAGGTGTACGATTGGTAATCAATCCGTGATTCTCATTTGCATCACGTAGTTTCTTACTAAAATCAAGATCGCATGCGATCTTAGTTGCTTTAAAGATTCTCTTACCATAAAGAGATCCAAAGCTGCTAATATTTACTCGGTTGTCTTCTACAAGTCTTACATTGATATTTACATTTTCGTTCATAATAATTTATCCTTTTTGATATCGTGTTTGATTACACCCACGATAAATTATGTTAAAATGTCCTTCTCAGCTCAGGACAAGCTATATAATATCACCCGAAGGTGTTTACTTAAGATTTATTATTAAAGGTGGTGAGTTTCTTTACACCCGCTTTATATGCGTAAGTCATCATAGAGGATTCCAACGGTAGGAATAGCTGTGCCTCATAGAGTATATACGACGGACCCGTGGTGTTCGGAAAGCTTTGAATGACCTTTTGTACATCATGTACTAAATCTAACAAAGTAAAATAAGATTTTTTGAAATCAAATTGATATGCATTATCCGTCCAACGCTCTGATGTTTCAGGAATCGCGGAGGGTTCATTGGCTGAGATAATGCATACTATCCAACAAAAATAAAAAAAAATGAGAATACGATTGCTGTTTCCAAAAACATTCACATTCTCTGATGCTGTACAGTCTTGCGATACTGTTTAGGCGCATCTGCCACTATTCTAAGTACAGTGTAGAATAATCAATACACGTTTCATTATCGGACGATCATCTGATCCTACGGCGGTTATTCGATGGAAAACCTTACTAAAAACCCTTCTTGTTTATAGTGCGCGAATATTAGGGATTTCAACCCTGTACGTACTTATATATTATCACCCACATATTATTTTCACGCCCTACAGAGACAGTGTAGACCGTGGTGGGTTATTACTCCCACAGGCATACGCTTTTGCACTGCTAGTATGATTTCTCATTTTAATAATATGCTGCCTATATATTTTCCGTATTGATTCTGTCATTAGCTGAACACATACACTTGCGGATGTATGCTTTAGGCTGACTATCATAACGGTTGGCACTCGAACTTTCAGACCTCGTTACTACTTATTTACAACATAAGCTTTTCACTATCTGAGGACATCGATTTTTGTTAATAAATGTTTACGGTAATACTTTATATGTAGTTTTGTTCCTACACCATTCATATTAGAACTTTTCATATACATACTTATACTCAATAATATATGCACTATTATCATATGTAATAACTATCATTATTCCAAATGGTTCTTTTTCTATACATAGAGAATAATAGATATTATATATTGTAATTGAATATGTGTATATTATATTCTAAATACTTTTATTGGCATTATATATCGTTGATTACAGTTGGAATACTGCTCTATTTTCTATAATGTATATTTTGTTCACTACAAAATACTAAAAAGCTGGTTTCTGACTGTCTAGTAGTCACCTATGTCACATTTCATACAATATACAATTGCTAATGTTGTATATCATAATCCTGTCTTCAGTCCTATGAACGCCGACTCTAGAGGCTGTACAGTTGCCACACGTACCCAGTCATTTACTTTTATATACCGCTTGAACGACCAAAGCCTGGCGGTCTTATCTCATTATAAGCGAATAGTTTTCTCAGCCTCAACTCTTTACTGCATCCCTGGACCCTTCTTTGGCTCAAAAGGTTGCTGAATCGAACAGCACAGATTTATCCCTGGACACTGCGTTTACTGCGCAGCTTGGTCTAACTGACAATAATATAATCTAAATCATATATTACCTACCAAGTCCTTCTCTATTCTATCTTATACCCTAATAATATTTTCATCCCTTCATACACAGTTGGACCTGTGGAACACTAGATTAAGCAATCGACACTCATATAGAGGTTGGAATTCTATATGTTGCAACACTTGTATACGGTTACCAATGTAGTTGTGTCATTCTACAAGGAGTATTAGCTACCGGTTCATTTTGCTCTTCTTGAGACTTATGCGTTTTCCTAAGTCATTATTCGCCAGACGGTTCTCAATAATGCTGTTGGGGTTGATACAACGCTCTCCCCACTTACATATTACTTTTCACATAATATGTATTTCATCCTACCTTTTGAGTAATCTCACCTTTTGAGAAGGCTAACATATTCTCGGATCAAGTTCTTTTCGTACATAGGCTAATGAGACCTACTATATGTACTGACGGAGATGTCTACGACTAGATAACCTTAGCTATCTTCTCCCGGAGTGAATTTCGTTTCGCAGTTTATGTCTTCAGGGCTAGCTTTCCTTACAACATATTTAGATTGAGAATCACTGCAGGGTTGCTCCTCACGACCCCTAGGTGAAGCAATATACAATACAGGTACATACAACGTATCGTGCACTGGATATGGTACTTTTACCTTTTTTATTTTCTCTTTATGGTTACACACTTTGGTACTGTCAATATAAACAGTATCTCGTTTCATATGACTCAGCTGGAGATCATATGGTAATTGCCCTACAATGGGCGCTGGTGGTGCAGCTTGTGCAGTCATACCAGGATCGGCTCTATTGTTTATTCCTACTAATAGGCCATATAGTAGTAACATTGAGCACGAGATAATTGTTGTTAACTTTTTCATTTTGATAATGATTTATGCAATAGCTTCTTTCTTTTCGTTATCTACAATTACAGATATTCCAGTATGTCGAGGTACTTTCATATCTTTCTTTAAATTATGTTTAAAACCATTGGCGTCAAACATTGCAATTGTTTTACGAAGTTTCTTTTTGCTACCAATATGAATTTCTGACATTTTGATAATGTTTAAAATTATTATTTAGGAGTTACGAACGACCAAATTTTGGTATTCCACCCGGAGTTAGTTCGACATGTAAAGCATTCTTGACAGAGTTCGCGATTCTCTTACAAGAATCCTTTACATCATCGATTACTAATTGTATATGCCGTTTTTTACGAATTGTTCGTAACTCCTTTATGCGTTTTTTGACTCTTCTTTCTTAGCTTCTGCAGCAGCTTTAGCTTCTGCTTCACGCATTTCTTTAATCTCCTCAGGTGTATATGCTACAAGCTCATGGAGATTTGAAGTAGAATAGTCAGTGTTGCGATCAGCTATAGGTTTGAACATATTACAAATAATACCAGCAAGCTGAGTAATATTGTAATCAATATTCTTAAATCCACCACGAGCTTTCTCAGGATAATACTGATCCTTTATGCGACCATAAATCTTGATTGCACCTGGATCCTTATCTTTATCCATCTTCTGTACAAAAGAAGTTATAATCTCAGGATCTGGATTAGATACATAACCAAGAATATCCTTATAATGCTGGATAGAATCCTGATATTTCTTGGATACTTCTTTATAATCTTTAGCTTTCTTATCGAGAGCATCAAGATTCTTCTGTTCGTCACTGATACAATTATTAGCTACAAGGTAAATGATAGCCTTAGTCGCATCGGCGATGGACTGATCATCCCATACTGGCTGTTTTGTTTCAGGGTCTGTAAGAGATTTTCTAAGAATACAGAATGAGGATATTGGACTTTTGTCGAGAGACGCCATGGTGATAAGACCACGTCCGATACCATGAAGAAGAAAGGTTGGCTTAACATAAGTAAATGCATCCATTAACCACTGGTCAACAGTATAGTCATCAAACTTAAGTTTAGCTTCTGCAGCATTCTCAGCTTTGTCTGCAAGCGTCATACGATACGTACGCATGAAATCTACTACACTTGTAAGAGTTTGCTTAATATTGGACTTTTTAGGACCAACAATTAAAAGATACTGCAATGCTTTCTTGAGATCATCTTCACTCATCGCTGCAACCTTTACAGGATCAAGTTCTGGTTTCTCATCCTCAACAGTATGCTCTTCTACGATTTGCTCTTTGGCTGTTTTAGAAACTTTAATTTGAGAACTGTCGACTTTTACAGTACCATCTGGTTTAGCTTCCAATGATTTTACATTTGGAAGCGTAATACCCATATCCTTAGCTACTACAACAAGTTGAGGATACATTGTATGATTGAGTACTGCGGAGAATGTAGAATCTCCATATACAGCTTCATCTGCTAATGCTGCAACAACTCCTGCTGCTACAATAGCGTTTATACCATCTCTTACTTCAATGCTGAATTTACGTTCTGCGTCTGGGTCTTTGCGAAAGATGTCATCTGCTAGACCAAGAAGGTCTACTCTATGATTTGCATCAAGTGCAGATCGTGTTTTGCCTGCTAAATTTTGAGCATTTATCTGAGAAGGATTTACTTCGACATTAGATTGCTCTTTTGTCTCTGTTGCTTCTACTGTTTCGACTACAGTTGCTTCTGCTGGAGCTGCTGCTGGTTTGTTATTTACCTTTGTTGTCTTAGTCTTCTTGTTGATTTTGTTATTATTCTTTGCCATAATTTTGATAATTATTTAAAAGGGTTGTTTACTAAAATTAATTAAAATGAAAATAGTTGATGGGGTTTTGGAATCGTCTTGATATTCAAGATGAATCAAAAATGAATGGAACTAATCCTTCATGATACAACGGGATAAAATCCGGTTGTTTAAGAGTAATTGTAGGGGCGACTGTATATTCTACAGTCGATGTTGTCTCAAGTGGAACTATCTCTTCATTACTTACAGGAAGCATGAATTGTGCAGTGGGCAGACTGCAAGATGTCATAGCTTGAGAAACATACTCTACATTACTCTTCTTACTATTTTCCCAATTGGA